GATAGGCACTTGAGCACCATTACTTTGTCGGAAAGCATCGTGACGAATTGTCACACCATCCGAACAACGAATGTCGTTCTTAGTTACCCATCCGGCGAAATCAGCCTTTTTTCGCAACTACTTTTCCTCCATAAAATTTTATACATCCAATGGGTTGCCGTATTCATCTACAGGATTTCCTTCAGCATCAACATATCCGCCTTGTCCATCATCATAGATTTCAGGATAACCTTCTTGGGTTGTACCATCATAACCACCTAGACCCATTAAATCGGTACCTGTTGAGATGTTCTTATTAAAGAGCATATCGCCGATACGACTTGGGTGAGGTGCGCGACCTAACATTGCACGGATTTCATTCGATGTGAAGATTGCATTACGAGCAAAGAGGTCTGCCGCAGTACCTAATTGTTCAACTGGTAGCATACGGAATGGGTCACGGTAATACTGAATTACCTGCCCTTGAGTTCGAGCTGTCTTAGTTAGGAAGATACGGTTAATACCGTCAACGATAGTCTGAAGCACAGGATCGACCGCTCTATGGTAATAGAGATTTAGTTCAGCCTGACTCGCAGTACCGTCTAAGACTTTGGAAGAAATACCAACTTGGTTATAGTAATCCTGTTGGAGCTTACGAATATCATCCACAAGGTTGTTATTGATATTACCACCTGTATGGATAAACTTCTCGTTAGCATCAAGGGTTGCTATACCAAACTGACTATCCGCCAATTCTTTTTCAAGCTGAGTTTTACGACTCTTAGCCTGTTCCTGACGTAAGCTACTCTTTGTGGCATATGGGATTTGAATAAACCCGTTAAGTTTACCTGCAGCCACTGCCTTATCTTGAGAGTACATCAAATCCATCTTTTGCTCAAGCAGTTTAAGCGTTGAGTTACGGTCTTTTAGCAGACCAATAAGAGGAGACTCTAAGATAACAATCGACTGTTTAGACAGCGTCAAGTCTTGTTCTAAACCATTTTGATCATTATAGACTTTGATCCGAACAGCACGAGGATACCATTGGATGATCTTACCAACACGCATTGATAAGATATCATAGGAACCATCATCGTTAGGTTTTGACGTTGTGTCGACGGGGACAATTGCAACAACACCTTCTTCTAAAAGAGACCAGGCCACATCATAAATAAATGCGCGACCGGTTTGGTCAATATTAGCAGATGTTGTCAAGCAATTGATCAGACCTGAGTCGACAGAAGTCTGATTACCGTCTTCTTCGTTGATCTTTAAATGTTTAAAGTCAACCATAGCGACATCAAGAGAAATCATAGAGATGATACTATTGATTAAATCTTGATGCTTGAAAGTATAACCACGGAGCGCACCTGATGGCCGGCCAATACCTGAGCCGGAAACCAAGTCAGGGTCATAATCAATACCATTGTTGGTTGACATGAATGCGTTCCATGACCCTAGAGGGTTGTTTACCATCCTACAAGAATGCCTCCTTATTTCGTTTATAGGCAACCCAAGCGTCCATCAATGCGGCGACGTTATCGATTTTCTCATCGCTACGCATCTTAGATAGCTTATAGTTACCGTTATTGTCTTGGATAACAACGGCGTTACCCATAGCATACTTCATGAGCTCCTCAAAGAATATGAGGTCTCGAGAAGTTGCCATATTCTTAATCTCACCTAAAGGTACAGACTCAGTTCTAACACCTTGTCGCACCACTTCTACACCGACATCACCGTTCTCCATAGTCCAGCGGTCGATAAATTCAGCCGCATTATATGGGTCATAACCGAACGATACGATAGTCCATTCCATCTCTTCGATATAACGCTCTACATCGTCGTAGACCATTTCCCAATCGAGATAGTTACCAGGCATGATTATTAGAGTGCCCTCAGCTACGAGCTGGTCATACTTAGCTTGTGTGGCTGAGTTTAGACGTAGATATTTAACCTCTGATACATAAGACCTTGTCTGAACGCCATATCGACCTCGTCCCAATGGAATCAACCAAGTAAATGCCCAGAAGTCATCACCTTGAGAGGCATCCATACCCATAGATACTTCCATACGCCTGAAGTTCTGCCTTCGATGAAGTTCAGTTTCTTCAAATGTAAAGAAGTAAGTCGTACCTTCAACCGGTATACCAAACCGTTTAGCTAGGATATCGTTCCTATTGGCTGGTGAGAATTCGGCACGTCGAACATCGCGTTGATATGCTTCATACGAAACAGTGATGCCGATATTAGGGCAAGCCTTCATCCACATATCCGGATTACCTACTTCGGCCACATCATCTAGACGGTAATACCATATAGAAGTATGTGGGTTTTCGTATTCACCACGAAGAATAGATAAAAGCTCGCGCTTAATTGAGTCACCAACCGAGTCACGAACTGTACCCTCTGATGATACTGCTAAGATAATATAATCATCAATACCATCTTTAGAAGCCGATTGTTCAAGCGCACCGATTACATCTTCTTTGATGTCACCCGACAGCCATTCGTCGACTGTAGCATATTTAGCACGAGAACCTTGAAGTTTTGGAATTGTCATCGGTTTAACTTCTAAGATTGAGTTGGTTAAACGATTAACAATACCATCCTTAGTTACGGCCAGCTGAGACTGGGACTTCTGTGTCCTAGCCTTATTTCGACCACGAGTAAGTACACGAAATAAAGGAAAACCTTCTTCGGCGCTTCCCGCCCTAGTTATAGCTGTAGCAAAAGGGTATAATACTTCTGCCGCTTGCGCCATAGTAGGGGCGGTTGTAACTTGTTGAGTTGAATTGGTATCCATCACAAGACCGAAAGCCTGATGAAGTGTGGCATATAAAGACTTAGCGTTACCCCGGGCCACAATAAGGTATTGCTTGTTCCGAAGTCGGCGCTTATGTCTAATTATTTTGAATTTTCCGGTCTGAGGGTCATAAACCTTCTCTTCTTTAAGTTCAAACCACGCCAATAAATCCTCAGCCCAAAGTCTAAATGTCGGAAGTAGAGCTAGAGGTCGCCCATCTACCAAGGTCATCTCATTTTCACAGAAGTCGATGAAACCTTGTATGGCATCTGGGTCGTAATAATAGTTTGGATTAGCGATATCCGCGTCGATACGGTTCATTTGCATCGAGATTTCACGACATACAGGAATCTCTCCACGCAGTACAGCGTCTCGAAATCTACCGTACTCGACAGGAACCGCGGTATTGCTTAATACCACTTGTTAGACTCCTTTTGTTTAGAAATTATAGATTAGTATTTATACTTCTTGAACTTAGGCTTGTTGCCGTTTGAAGCATTGACTTCCTCAACAGTCCGACTATAAGAAGAACGGTTTCTGTCACCCTTCTTCAGCGCGGCTTTGTGTCTGTTGTTCATATCAACTTTACGCTGATCATCCTTTTGTAACCCTTGTAATCTACGGATTTCTTTACCAGATGCACCACGTTTGATGGCATTCTTTATAGCTTCTTCGCGCATCTTAAGGTTGTAATTATAAGACTTACTATCCTGTTTCGCACGAGCTTCAGCCATAGCCATCTCAGCAGGCGACATACCAGGTGTAGCACCTTCGCCCTTTTTACGCCACTTCATACCCTTTTTACCATAATGTAGAAGGATGTCTTCATTAGATGGAATGTAGACCCCGTTAATAATTTCACCCATATTTACTCCAAAATGATTAATCGCACCCTTCTTCCATTTGTTTGAAACAATACCATCAGAAAAGGCGGGACCGCTTCCGCTAAAATCCCAAGACGGTTTACTATATCGTTTAATATTAGAAGACATAGTTTCTTTACCGCTTGAGTCCTTAATGGTATAGGATGTATGTTCATGGTTGTTTATAGTTGAGATAATAGACTTACGAACATTTGGGTCGATTTTATCTTTACGATATCGAGATGGTGCGGATGATTTAAATAATCGCTTACCGGCACCTTGTTGAGAGTTATACTCGTCATACTTCCTCTTACCATAAATCCCAAGCGATACACCTGTAGTAACACCACCTATAGTCGATAGAGCCGAAGGTAGCGCGGCATTTACAGCGGCATTAGCCGCATTTTGAGTCCCAACGAAAGAAGCTCCTTTTGAGATAGCTCCTAATACAGCATTGTCTGCTGCTGGTTGTAAGATATTATTAATTGCAATTTGCCTAGATACGGCAAAGGCAGTAGCACCACTTGGACCAACCAAACCAGTAGTAGCAAGAGCTCTACTAATCTTACCATCCTTATTATACTTAGCTCGACGAGCAGAATCCATGCCTTTACCAGAATATGAAGCGGTATCATATCCTCGAAGTTTAGAGTTTTTCTGTTGTCTTGACTCGGCTTCTTTAAGCTGTTTAGAATAATCAGCATCTGAAATACGGCCTTTTTTATGAGCCTTATTTATAGAATTAACTTCCTTAAATAGACGCTGACTTTCTTTCTTAAGTCCGCTCTTACTATCTGATGAGTTAGAAGTAAGTTTATTTAAAGAAGTCTTATTACCCTTTGATCCATAGTTTAGAACATTTGCCGCTTTTTCGATAGCCATGGAATCTTTATCCGTACCAAGAGTACGATCTTTAAGAATTTTATTATTTCTAATAATAGTCTTAATGTCTCGCATAGCTGCCGAATTATGGATTTTAGGGTTATATTTAACGCCGCCTTTTGTCATAATAGAATCGATAGATTCACTTTCAGCTAAGATATTATTATCTCTTAATCTACCCTGCTTCTGTAGCTTATCAAAAGCCTTAACGACACGGCGTGTTCCACGGACGGCTTTATTAAACGCCCGTTTATTAGGGTCGCCGAAAATATGCATACCCCACTTCATACCCTTACGACCAGCATGCTGGATCATAAATCGGTTCTGAACAGATTCTGGGATATATACATCGACATCGCCTACATTAATAGACTGTGTAAATTTGGTCATAGTTGTTGGTACATCCTTAAACGCTTTAGCCCATTCTTGTTTCTTCTTGAAAGCCTCAATAGCATCTTTTGCTGCTTGTCCGGATTTACCATTACCAGCAACACTTGATGGTACCTTAGAGTATACATCTAATGCGGCGGAGGCTGCTTTACCAACAAAAGCAAGACGAGCTTGTTTCTTTTTCTGTAGAGCTTCTCTCCGAGCTTTCTCGGGAGCCTCTACTAGTTCTTTAAACTTCCTTTCTGCTTCTAAGCGAGCGATCTTAGACTTTAGAGCCTTGGTTGACATATTATCACGGCTGCGATACATATCAAGGAATTCTACTTCTCGCATACGCTCATCTACAGATTTGCGAAGTTTCTTAGGGATTTTGACGTTTTTAGGATCAGCGTTCTTGTCGCGTCTAAAGCGTCCGCCAGAACCAGTACGTCTCCTCCCGAAAATATTCATACCCCACTTCATACCTTTACGCCCGGCATGGTGGAGTTCATCAGATGTCAAGTTTGACAAGTTCTACCTCCCATCTAGCGCGAGTGAGATTCTCATCCCGAGCCTCTTTTAATGCGGTAAGAACAGATGCTTGTGGTGGGTCGTAAGAGATGAGAGCCGAGATACAAACATAGTTCTTAGCAAAGGTATTGTTTCTAAGGCGTTCTTTAATTCCTTCAGCCAAATCCATATGGCCGTAGAAAAACTCTGCCCAAGTTAGATTAGGTTCGGCGATAACACTAACGTTATGACCAACCCCATTCTGAACAAGAACGCCAAGTGCTGCATCAATTGCCACACCTAGTTGAGTCTTAACTACATGATTGGAATTCGGTTCAGAATCATGCAACACCCCGACGAAGTTGAATACGTCTTCATAGATAGTAGTCATAAACTTCATCCTTACCACAATTTTGTGTCACCCGGTTTACGTTCGACCCACGTTTGATACTCCTTTTGATCGTAGTGGATACGCTTATGGGTGCTGTCAGAGACCGTAATCAGTCCGTCAGGATCGAAGCAATTCTCGGTCAAGTTTTCTATGTCCTCCTTAGTTAGCGGATTCATATGGTGAACCGTGATTGGCCCATCCACAAACAATCTCCGAACACCAAGGTCTTGAGCCAGGTCTCTACGTATAATCGCCGCACGACATTGTTGCCATGCGTGAGACTTGTAGAACTGATTAGATATTTCTCTAGGAGCCTCATGATGTACACCACGAAGTCTTAGATAATTTAGCCGCTCAGTATACGACTCAAGTTTGGACATTTCTGTATAGGTGAGTCTATTGCTCATAGAATTCACCGTCAATGACTTCTGCCGGCTTACCAGAATATCCTTGGAATGCCTTGTATGCTTGTTTGAAGTCGAGCTCGGATTCCTGGTCGCTACGAATCAAATCGATACGTGCTTGCAACAATTCTGCTTGTAATTCCAACTGCTTACGTTCAAGACGTGCCTTAGGACTTGCTTGGTTTAGCCAGTAGACAATCTCAGAGGCCGATGCCGTTCCTTCCTGAAGACGCTTTTCCGATAGACCCATAGCGAGTTCCATCATTTGCAATTCACGCTGTTCAGGCGAACGTGCAGGTCTGTAGGCTCTCTGGTTATCGAATTCAGCTACTTCATTCGTCATAGTTATTCAGCCTCTCCTTTCTTCCGTGGTTTGACCGTGTCGGGTTCAACGATATAAGGTTGGTTCATGACAAACCCTTCATCAGTTTGAAGCCATTCGTCACCAACATTCACGACAACTAGACGTTCCTCACGCTTAGCTAATCGTACAACATTGTCCTCTGCTTGATCAGGGGTTGAACGAATGAATACCCCGGCAGGTGCTACAACTTTATAGGTAGTTTTTGCTGCTGCCACGATAGTTCTCCTCTCTTTCTTTATCTTTAGAACCCTTTTTCATAAGTTTTGGACTCCAACAGACCGACTTTAGGCGAGTTTTTCAGAACACTCATCAGTCCTGTCTAACAAGTCTTCCAAGTACAATTGTGAAAGGAGCCAAAGTCAACCATACTTTTACACTCAATCCTATAATCAGCCTGTTGAAATCCAAAACCATTTTGAAAAAAATCGCAACGGGGGAATTTTTAATACCAGCCCCGATGCTAAAGAGGAAGGCCTGTAATAGGCACCCCCCGGGGGTCTAAAGTTTTATTTCATCTTCATCTTCTGTAAGAAACTCAAGATCTTCTTCGTAATCATCAGGTTTTGGTATTAACTTTAGATTTCCGAAGATGTTCTCTTCAAGCATCGAAGACACCGCTACTGACCAGGCATGTTCGTAATCTTCAATTGAACTATCATTCAACATTGGCATGAGTGATGCAATGTAAGACTCAAGGTTGTAACCATGATCGATGTCCCAACGTCGCCAAAGCTCATACTGAGTCCAAGGATTGAATGGGTTGTCCTCTGTCGTTAACATAGGTTTCTCTCCTTTCTATGTTGTACTACAATGATAGTAACAACATGATGTATCATACTTAGTTAGTGGGCTACCACTAACTTCTATTCAGCTTTGATCTTACCAATAGTAGAACTACTTACACCTAAAGCTTCTGCTACTTGTGCTATAGTATAGCCGTTAGCAAGCAGGGCCTTAGCTTTACTCTTACGAGCATCAGTCATCTGTTTGTTAGCTCTTGGTGTAGCAAGGGACTTGAGCTGGCTATCATCCATAAAGGATACCAGTTCTTTTAGTAGAGTACCTGATACAGCATTAGATTGTACTGCATCCCACTCATCATCTGTTATAGTGACGGGCGTTCTTTCTGCACCCACCATAGACCTTGCTTTGTTCAAAGCTTGTTGTTTGATACGAGAGATCTCATCCTTCTTCAGAACTTCATCCTCTGACCTACGAGCAATCTCTGCCTTACTAGATACTTCAGCCATACGTTGGGCTTGCCGTTCTTTGATACGATTAATCTTTACTTTATTAACCTTATCTTTCATAGACAAGACTTCCTCTGAATAAATCTTAGCGGCTTTTGGATCACGGGCCGGCATCTTAATACCAACCATTTCTGCATCGACTTTATTCTTAAATGCTTTGAGTTCATTTATATAGTCCGCATAATGATGCTCCGTCTTAGTTGCATTAGGGCCAAGGAATATATTAGCATCCTTAACCATGTTAACAACATAGGTTTCTTTCTTATTACGCCATACAGTTTTAGTACCACCCGACTTAGATTTAGGGTCGGGTATTTGTACTTGGTACCCGTCAGTAATAACAGATTGTTTATGCCGGGATATAATGGTGGCCGCCGATTCATATTCCTTACCAGGCGTCAAATCTTTTTTCAACTTAGCAGGGTCGATTACTTTATCTACCCTACGAGTCTTAGGATTATATCTTTCTAGCTCACCATACTTAACCCTATCGATATGAGTCATATACCGTTTCATTAATGCGTCGATACCATTCTCTTCAGCAGAGCGCTTATAATTAAGCTTATGTTTCTCAGCATCAATAACAACCATTGAATGTTTTACAGCACGCGCAATCTCACTAGAAGGTGCGCCTTGTAATGTCATATCAGTAATAAGGTTTGATACAGTACCCATCAAAGTTTGTTGGAACTTCTTATCAATAGGTTTAAATGTGCCAGGCTTATCCGCATACATATTAGGGTCAAAGTTCTTAAGCTCTTTAAGACTATCCCTAGTTTTAAACTTCCCTTTATTATTAGGAATAACATATGCTGTATCACCATCGAAGTCAGCTCCTGACATTTTAGAAGCAACTTTAGGATGAATACCGATAGCATCAGGACTATCCTTAGAAATCATCTTACGAGCTACACTATTGTTGTTTACAGTAAGCTCAGGGATTTCAAAGCGTCCACCATGAGGATATCGAATAAGGACAACCTTCTCACCATTCTTATAATTAGGAGCATATACTTCATTCTCCTTCATATCAGGTACAGGTAAGATAACATGCCCTTGGAAACCTTTAGGTGCTGCGGCTTTCATATGAACCTGCTTAGACTCAAGGTCAGACACAAATGACTCCATCAACTGTTTCTTAATTACAGGGTTATTTACTTTCTGAATACTTTCATACTCGTCTTGTACCTGCTTCATAGTTGCTTTTAATCGTTCATGTACAACAGTCGTAGGTTGTTTAGAAAGGAATTGAGAAGATAAGGCTTTAGACCAGTTACCCCAATCACCTTCCTCATTTACGATATTAACAGAACCAATTTGCGGAATCTTATTTCCAAACCGGTCTTTAACTCCAGGTTTATAAACAGGATTACCCTTGCTATCTACAAGCGTGTTCTGGCGCTTTACAGTGGCTCCAAATGGGTTTGGCCCATCGATAGGGGCACCACCTTCAGGGTTCTTCTTAAGCTCTTTAAGGACTTCCTGAGGTGTCTTATTAGCTGTCTTATTGGTATTAAAGATAATATCCGTACCTTTGGGAACATTCTTAAACATTTCCTCAGTACCATATAAAGCCATACCCTTAAGATAATGCGTATCACCTACAGCGATACGAACCTGAGCATACGATGCCTTACCAAGATTTAAATCTTTAACGCCAGGACGTAAGAACATAGCCCCATCCATCATAGCACCATCATCATTGGTACCATGACCCTTTTGTCCTTCAGGAATAGCATAACGAATATGTACTCTATCCCATCCAATTGACTTAGGACGTTCCATTTGTTGGAACATACGAGCGTCACCATTAACAGCGAACTCTTCAACAGGACGAACTTTATCCATGTTTTGATAAATTTCCCGTCGTTCGACACCTTTTTTCGTCAAAACCTTGACTGGAGTTGAGTTATTCTTGTCGGTAACCTGGGCAATACGCAGATTATGTACCTCATATTCGCCGGATTCCACCAAAGTATTGAGCCCAGCCTTGAGTTTTTCCTTGGAAATACCCATCTGAATCTCGACGCCCTTGCCGACATCAATGTATTTAGACCGTTTTACAGCGGCTTCAAGAGTATCTGCGACTGCTTCAGTCTGCACTCTTTTAGCTCTAGCTGTCTTATTTGGGTTCTTAATTTCCTCCAAATAATTACGAACAGTCTGTCCAGTAGTCCCAATTGTCTTAGCAATATCGTCAATAATCATACCTTCAGACTGCAATTTCGCAATCCGTTGCATGTTATATTCCTTCAATTCTTCCTTGGCAATTGTTACTTTTGAACGATAAACTGTTGTTGAAAGACCCATTTCTTTTGCGATTTCATTGTCGCTCAGACCCCGTTTTTTAAGCTCATCGCGGTCTTCAATGAACTTATAATTCTTAGGTAAGTGTAATAATGGATCCCAAGGATAACGTCCGGAACGCCTTTTTACCCCAGTATGTTTGAGGATAATTTCTCGTCCGACGTCAGAAAGTTGACTTAAATCATAGTCTTTTCCGCCCTCGATACCGAAGACATTTTCAAAATCCAATGTTAAGAACCTCCTCAAAACTTAAAATAATCAAAATATTCAACACGTCGTATAAGGCCATATAAGGCCCGTCACAGCATTTTAGCCCAAAGATGAACTATTTACCGGACAATAACGTAAAACGCGATACAGGGCGAATATGGGCCTCTGAGGGCTATTGTAGCGTCTCTAACTTCCCAAAACTGAGAAAAACCCATAAAAATTATAAAAATACATACCGAAATGATATATAAGCTTGAAACCACCTAGGTCTGGTATATGCGAGAAAGTACAAACTTCACCAACACTTGATTGGGTAAATTGGCTGTAGTGAGAACCATCGGAACATCATATTCCACTACCCATTTACGTCATGTTTATGAAACACACTTTTATCACGAACATGTAGCTTGCTGCTAGTACCACATGTCTAACCAAAATTAAAAATAGGAGATTATAAAACTAGGGAAAAATAAGAAAACCTAGTCGGAACACTTTTGAGGTGATGTTGCAGGAAATGACAGAAACTGCAACTTTTGTTATGAGTAAATAATTCAGAAAGGAAACATTTGTAAGGAGGATTAACAATGCCTATGTTATGACGCCTACCCAAACAAGTAAAACTTACTCACACTCACCCAGACCTAAGCGGTTTGAAGCTTATATATCAAATCATACCCGGCGATGCCAGGGAGTATTATAATTACTAAAATAAATATGTATTTTTACTAAAATCAGACAAAATAACACAAAACGTCCAAAAACATAGATTTTCCTATAATATTAGACTTTTGTGCCACTTTTTCCCAAAATCCCCAAAATCCCACGGTTTTTTCAGAAACTTTTTATATATATTGATTAAAAATACTTGTTTATTATACCACTTTTTATACTTTTATGATTATAGTTCCCGTACGCGCGAGACTATTAAAAATAATATAAATATATATAATAAAACAACATAATACCATACAACCCTATAAACCCTATAAAAGTCATATAAAATCTAATTAATATATTTAAAACTTTTCTAAAAAAACCGTGGGATTTTGGGGAAAACTATAAAATTATAGCAAAAATACCCCAAAAACAGGCCAAAATAGCCCTTTTTTGCTCAATTTGCCCCTGACAGCTCTCACCCATTTTCCCCAAGTTCAATCTGGGGATTCGTCAATTTTTCTGGGGAAAACCGTGGGAAAACACCAATTTCCCCAACTTTACCAGAGTTTTGAGCCACGTTTTGAGCCACTTTTTCAACGTCTGAAAACATCTAAAAATCACGCCAAAAACTAGTCCAAAATACTATAACATTATAGCAAAAATAGGCCTAAAAAAGTGGCTCAAAACGTGGCTCAAAATACCCCCTGATTTGGGGAAATGGCCCAAAAACAGCACTTTTCCCCAACTTTTTTGGCAAATCCCCAAGTTCGATTTGGGGAAAATTGGGGAAAATCCGGGGTTTTGAGCCACTTTTTGTCAGGGGCAAATTAGCCGAAAACGACAATTGTAGAATGAAAATCGACCAAAAACGGCCATTTTTTCCTATAATATTAGATTAAATTAAGGCTTACCAGAACTTAAATGGCTTGATTTCGGCCTCTTTTTCCTCTAATATTTTACTCATTTCCTTAATATGAGACATAATCCAAGCAATATTACCAGGATTTTCACCCTCAATTCGAGCTTTATCCTTGATAGTTACCTGTTCTTGGTAGCCATTTCCTTGATAAAGGCGCTGAATTATGGTAATTTTCTTAGGATTTACCCCGTATTCCAAGCAAAATAGAGCGGCATAGATGTCCAATTGCTTGAATGATGGCTTAGATACACCTGTTTTGAGGTCGTAAATACGCAGTTCAAGCTGGTCTGAGTCCCATTTAATACCATCAGCAGTACCAAAACAATGGTCTGAGTAGTATAATAGTACCTCAGATGACATGCCGTCCCTAATACAATCGTTGACAAATAGGTTTAACGCCTTCTTTTTAGGCGCTAATTCTGTTTTAGACTTGATTAATTGTGATGCCATCTCATGCAAGGCCGTCCCACGAGCAACATTTTGTTTGTTTTCGTAGGATTTAGCCATCTTTTCAGCATCATAACCAAGCCAAGAATAACCTGACGGAGATAAGAATGCATGTTTCCCAGCCAAGTTCCAATGTGGTATCCAATCCATTATGACTCCTTTAGGATTCTTTCAGAAATAAATTGAAGTCCAAGCCGAAATAATCGCACATCTCATAAATAACGTCGTGTTCATTCTCAGGATAAATGAATGATGCAAATGACTCTCGACCAAACTTCTCAATATAATGAGCTTGATTAGGACGTTTACTGGCATCAGCAGACCTCTTAACCTCCAGTAGAGCGTATCTAGAGCCGCATAGCACGATTAAATCAGGTATCCCTTGTACCATACCAGGGTCTGTCTTAGTCGCTAATATACGCCCTCTATAGGCCTTACGGAGCCTCTTAAGAAGGCTTGCTTGATATGTAGACTCAAGTTTCGATGCCATATAACCAATCCTTTTCTAATTTCTCCATGTAATCGTCATAGGGCACAAACCCTTGTTTCTTCGCCCATGCAGCTTCTGTAAATCGTTTCTTATCTTTAACCGCCTTGAGGATATCCTTGTCAACTTTAGACATTGATGTCAGATATATATAGTAAAGGTCTTTGAACGGCGTATTAGAACGGTCTATTCGTCCTTCCGCTTGTTCCATTTTACGATAAGAGTAATTAACAGAGTAGAATAGAATATTGTCAGTAGTAATACAATTCCATCCCTCGGCTCCTGCTGTGTATTGTACAAGATATATCCAAGAGTCTTCTTGAGGAATATGCTCATGCTTATTACCGTTCCATTCTTTATATAGTAGATTATTACGTTCACAGATATCCCTAAGTATCTCTAACTCATAGTTGAAGTTATAGAATACAATAGTTTTATCATGCTCGGTAATATACTTCTCAGCCAACCTAATTCTATCAGGGGAAGTGTTGACGATGCGCCGAACTAACTGAGTATACTCGGCAATGTTTAAAATAGGTTCATCAGTAAACGGGTTCCATCTAGTATCAGCCAAGTCCTTCAACATGACCGCGTCGTATTCAGTATATAGATAATCCCTATGACGAGTAGTATCCCTATCATCTTCCATAGGCACGACAATTTGGTTGCGGTATTTCTCGAGAACCGCGGTACCCATATACTTCTTAACCTTAGGGAATTTAACATAAGGATCCCAAACGACATGACGAGATGTGAAATCCGTTTTATTACGATAGAACTTATTAGCTATGAATATAGTCATATAATCCATCCAGACATCGCCTGGTGTGGCAGATAACAATATCCATTTGTTGTTCTTCCAACATGTGCGGATGAAGGCCTTACCCCATTTACCATAACCAACAACCCTCTGCTCGTCGAATATGAAGACCGAGTCAGTGATATGCTCGTACTTATGAATATTCTGCCAAGAGTCTACTATATAATTAGTAATATCACAGGCTTCCAGAGAGCTTTGCCAATCCGGTTTATCCTTACCTAACTCGATAAGGTCGCGCTTCATGGCGGTGGTTATAACAATAAGAGGCTTGTCTTTCGTAAAAAAAGAAGCTCCGTATTGGGAGGCAGCCCAGAATATAGACGTAAATGTCTTACCTGAGCCAACACCTCCCATTAATATAGAGCCGTTCTTTAATTTCCCACACGCTTCAAATTGCTTGGGTTTTAGTTTGATACTACCCAGTTTATAGGGTATCATGATTAAATGAATTCAATATCCTGCTCGAACTTATCCTTAGCTGGAGCCAGGCTTGGGTCGATATCGTCAATATAGACATAGAGCTTATTCACATAAGCCTTGATACCAGTACGACCAGCAGCAGACCAGTTGTAAGGATTGATGATTACGTTAGCAAGAGCGCCAGCTGTAACTTCATCGAGAATAGCAAGTTGGTTAGTGTCTGCGTTATTCAGGATAGTTCCCTTACCTTGGTTTACCAGAACCAGCTTAATCCATGGTTGAATATCAGGGCCATTAGACAGAGTGGCTGGTAAATAAGCAGAGCTGTTTGGTTTGTCTTCTGATGGGAACTTAACATTAAGTCCTTGAGAAGCTAATTCCTCGGCAAGTGCAGGATCCAAGGCGATACCAAACTCACGTGAACCTTTTGTATTATACTCAGACTCACGGCCAGCGAAGTTAGGGTAGATAACGCGAACGTTTTCTAATGTGATTTGTGATTGATTTGCCATTTTATTTCTCCTTTTCTAGCAAATAGTGTGTTAAACGTCAAGGAGAGGTGTATATAATAGTAGAAAATATACTATAATATTGATGGAAAACAAAACTCTCCATCTCTCTCCTTCTATTAAGAGCTTTGTAATAAGTTACATATTTATTATACTAATATTATAGGAAGTGTTATGCATCTATAACAAAATTGATGAAGGCTAGGATTACAAGCGCAACATAACCCACAATAACCGCACCGGCTCCAATGTAATTAAAGAACCCGGGTAGCTTAGATTGGACGATTATAGCATAAACTACACCGTAAGTGGTTATTGCTGCAAGTGTCAACAACGCTGTGATAAATAACCAACTAGCAAGATTATTAATAAAACATGTTTTCGGCATTCTTTTCATTTATTTATTATACCTCCCTAAAATACTATCAGCCAACAGACGTAAATCTTTGATAGTCATAACATCGTCCTCGTCTTCAGGCTCAACATCATAGATAGAAGAATTATAAGGTCTTTGTGGTTCTTCCAATGGGCCGTGGACTTCTTCAATCTTTGCGATTTTATCTAAGAATTCTTACCTTATCATCATTTTACCTGCTTTTCATATACTTCTTTGGCTGATAAATATAAGCTGTACATAATAAAGGCACCGATGGCTAAGACAAGGTTGGACATCAGGACGCCAAAGATACCAACTTGCGGTACCAAACTCATAAGCCAAGAGATGAAGAGATACGTGATATAGGTGAATAAGGTCACCGCGGCTAGTAGTATAAACATGGAAACATAGAAAATAGGTTTACTGGTCTTTTTTCTTCATTCAACTTCTCCTTTAACTTAATCATAGCATTGATGATATCGATAATAGCTACCGTTTTGAACGGGCTATCCGGTTTTGCCGTAGCATTCTTCTTAGCGTAGGATATGAAATCAGAGTCCAAATCAACACCATAATCTTCTGCCAAAGTATCCACAATCTCTTTGATATACGGATCAATAGGCTTATCGAATTTGGTTCGGTAATAATCCTCAAGAAGTATCTTATATGTAGTATTAGAATAACCGGTCATCTCACGCACAACGAACTTATTATTACGAGCAATATTATGACGGCGTTGTTTTTCTTCTAGCAGGTCGTCGGCGAGTTGACTAAGAATATCTTTACCAGTTCGGGCTTTCTTTTTACGAAGGGTAAAAATATTTCCCATCATACCCCTATGGTGTATTTTATTTACATCACTCCAATGCCTGTTATCTGCATTCGCAAGTTTGTGCTGTTCTTTTGTGAGTCTTCTTATGTCCCAATCATTCATATTGCGAAGTTTCTTAACACTACAATGAGCTTTGTTGTACACACCATTAATATTTGTAATATCATCAGGAGATGAATACATATATTCAACAGTGTCTTTAAATCCAATACTAAAATGGTGTACGCCGGTAAACCAACCGTAGCTTTTACCGAGTCGATCTAGCACTCGACGATCCCCATCTTGCAGATAATGTGTTCCAGTTGGCCTAGAGATAAAGACCCTATTCTTTGTCCAGATATAGAATAAGTCATACGGATCCTTAATTACCTCAATCCTAATCGGGTTTTGGATAACCATATGAATCCACAAGAGTATGAATAACACAATAACTTCTTCCCGCTTTATATGGTCAACATTAGCGTCTTTGTCAAATATGTTGGATAAGTCGACCTTAAGCCGTTTAAGAGACTCCCGCAACCATTCGCGATTTGGGAATAGGAAGTCCTTAGGATTCTTTTCAAAATGCTCATACATCTTTTCATAGTACTCCAACACAACGTCCGCATCTAGTACCTCATGAACCCGCTCATCTTTAACCAACGTGTTCAATACTTCTTGTACTTTAATTTTCATAGCGGCTTTTTGAAGATCGTCTATAAAATTAAATAAATTTTCGTACATTATTTTACCTCCGTTAAATTATACTCAACAATAATAGCAGCACGTGTATCGGTTATATAATCACCAAACTTACCTTCATGGTCGATGATATAGATTTCACATTCCTCGTCCATATTCTTCTCGGCTAAGAAATTAGTAATATCGTAATTATAGATAATGTTCTCCTCTTCATCCAGTTGGACAATAAGGAGTTTATTGTTTACCCACTTACGATATAGGTCGATCGGCTTCTCATCATGTGCGTTATATGGTAATATATTAATCAGCTCAGTAAATACCATAGCGATCTCCGCACTAATCGTCCTAGGATAAAACAAATCCAAATAACGTTCTAAACCAAGCACTTCTACTAAAGGCTCAAAACGTTGATAGATACTGAGAAGATCAGCGCTAGTCCATTTCAATAAATCATGAACTTGGTTAAACTCCTCAGAATAAGCAAGATAAATTTTCTTGGTCTTGATTACAACATTTTTATCAATCCTAGTAAAACTTGTAGCTTCAATTGGAATAGTCTCAGCTTCAAGAAACCGTCTATCCCTACCACTACCAAAGATATCGTCATACAGCATACAGATAGCCGCAATATAGGATACTAGTAACACAAGACCCATGAATACCGCTGGGTAGATCAGGAAGATCCACTTAAGCGCCACTACGAATAAGAGCAGCGCAGGGATACCGATTACGGTCGTAGATAATCCAACTAGAAATAAGAACTGTAGAGCTTTAGATGATTTTAGCATACTTATAATCCTCCAATCCTTCTACTACATATCCTTCCGTGAACCATTTGAGTGAGTCTAGAGCAATAGGTTCCAGCCCATGCTTAACACGGATTTCATTAATCTTAATCCGGATTGCATGCTCATGGTAGCGATGGCTAGTCACCTGGTCAGCTAGACTAGACTTGTCCCAAATAGGATTACCTTTGATGTCGATAGTACCCCGCTTCATCATATATGTACCAATCGTCTGCCATAGACGACGTACATAGTCTCGTGGTGAATAAGGTACTTTGAACACGCGTCCTTCTGAATTAATGTTTGTCATTTTATAATCCTCCTATTTAACTTCCTTTAGTTTGCCTTTCGAGGCTAAGTCTTTGATGGTATATACCATATGCTCTAAGATTATACTACGTCCCGCCTTATGGTATGGTTGTCCCAAAACTTCGATCGTCTTTTTATACCTATGGATGTAACCAAATAGTCTATATAATATCGTTTCGTCGAATTTATAAGGTGTAATATCCTTCAAATCACCGAAGAGATGCTTCGCTTTATGCAGTTCTTTTTGTCTATAAGATTGAGTTGTACAATAGTAAGGTCTTGTAATTTCAAACAAATACTGCTTATATTCTTTATTGGTGACACCTGAAACAGCTCTTATAATGGCTTTGGTGTTGTGCTCGATGGTATAATCCCTGGGCGCCATATGGTTGTTTTCAAACAATGATTTAGACCATAGAGTATTGATATATGTTTCAAGACCCCATCTATGTAAAGGACTACCCGCATAACATTTATTTATGATGTTAAAACATGTAATTTCTCCATATTGGTTCTCCCGGAAAATATAGAGAAATCTGTAATATGTCACATGATTCTCACATTTCTTCATAAGCCGTTTCCGAGCCGCTACCAAATCTGGAGTCTCCTTATATGGCCAAAAGATAACGTTATCGTTATACCAGACTTCAAAGAACTCTTTAGGGTATTCGCCTGCTAGTTTGCCCATTTCAGAAAAGAAGTGCAGAAAATGTCCGCAAATAGCGACCGTCTCATCTTTAAATTTACCCATGGCAAAAACAGCTGGCATGTCTGTCTTACGATACTTCTTAAAAGAGTACAATATCTTACATAATGTTTGATACTGATCTACAGTTAGTTGCGGTATTGCCCAATCTAGGAAATCTTTATAATATTCTGTCATCTTTATTACCTCCTGATTTAAAATAAATAAGCAGCCGGCATTTCCAAATACCAGCCTTTCTCTTTATCTTTCTTAATTCTAACATTATCCTTTAAGTCTTTGTATTCTACACACCAATCGATTGAACCATCTTTCTCTACTTCGACTCCTGGATTATGATGTCGAAACATATCAACATAATCTCGTACATTGATATAGTCACATGTCCTACAATATGAAACTACGCTATTTAATAACTTCTCGGCTTTCTTTTTGTCCGTAGAATATAGTTTTGGAAAGTCGGTATATAAATCTTCTTCCGTCTTTACCACTCCTTAAATTGATCAATATAATAATCCGAACCGTTAGGTGCATCAGGGCCAAAGTATGTGAAATACCCCGAGCCTTTATTATCAATGGTAATCCGACGTAGCGTGTTGTCCTCCAATGGACGGTCGGAGATATACCAACGTAGGTTATTCGTCTCCTTATATACCTGCATGACGGCTTGTGTAACCTTAACATGCTGGCCAACAAGAGTCGATCCCTTATTTTCGTTTGCTATCAGAGACTCTACAATAGGATATGCGGGAAAAAGATATACTGTCCTTTTACCAAAGATGCGTATAACATTGTTATAGAGAGTATCTGATGCATGATATTTGTCCTCTTCTGTAGCTTGGTTAGGAATCTCTCCGAGCATAGCCGACGTTGTTTTTAGGATTCCATGTAGGACAGTAGGTCGTTCTTTGATTAAATCGAATAGTCCGTAATGTTTCTCCTTCATTTCATCACTAACAAATAGTTCCATTATACACCTCCTAGTATAATATAAAAGTCAAAAAAGAAAGAGGAATGTATCCTCTTAGGCGATGTTCATTAATCGTTGACTAAGTTCCTCAATAGCCAGCTTTTTCTCTCCATCGAGATTAAGCATAGCTTGAGAACCTTTTTCACGAATAACAATTTCGTCTTCAGGTTTCATTCCCAATTCTTGTTTAAGTTCTTCACCATAAGCGATGACACGTAGGAAGCTAAATTTATTTGGTTCTTCAATAAAATCTTCCATACCACCATATTCTTCATGGAATAGAAACTCTGCACGATCGTTCCAAGACTCTTTATAAAAGTCCTTTAAGATCTCCATTGTCTCATATTTCATAAGAATAGCAATCATATAGATGTCTTTCATTTCCTCCACATTAATTTGCGTTCCTTTGTATTCAAATGTTTTCATAGTTAATTACCTCTCTTTCTATTTAGAGGTATGTAATTATTAGACACCGGGGCCGTGCCAGTATTCCCAGCGTTCCTTATCAGTACGTCTAGGTTGGGCTTTAGCGCTAGGATTGTTGAAGTTGTAGTTGTATTCTTCCGGCTTAATCCTACCTTGTTTCACCAGGTCTGATACCCTACGGTTTATTGTAGCTCGAGATATACCCATAGAGACAGCAATGGTGCGATTTGACCAGCCCGCCTCTTTATATAGGATAATATCTTCGTCACTCACATACTTACGAGGTCTACCAGGCGGTCTAACAGAGGATAAAGCCCGGACAATATCTAGACCGTTTTCAAACATAGGCTAGCCCTCAGCATTATATCCTTCAGTGTGGGAATAGATACAGATTTGTGTATAACCTTCTCCTAGATCTTGATATACCACATTATAGTAAGGGTTATCCTTAACATATGAATCAAACCAATACTGAAAACTTTTCTTGTATTTTGTAGCAAAATTTACAGATTTGGGAAAACTTTTGTTGTCTAAAATAAAACCGTCTCCTACAACAATACCTGGTAATTTTTCATTCATGTCTTGGATAATATATTTTAGGTTAGCCCCATCTGGCCCCAGATTACTCCATTCGCTAATTGGAGGTTGATAAGTTTTGGCCTTACCGGGCTTTTCTTCCTCCAGCCACACCGCAGTCATGAGAGCATAGTTGGACAAGTCCTTAAGTGTATCTACCAGTGACTCATCAGAGACCTTCTGCTCAGCGTCTTTCTTGGTGAGACTATTCAATCGCCCCATCTTATCTTCCATCCGGACAATAGCCGCAATGATGCCGTGCTTTTCCAAAGACTCTTCGAAAGAGTTACCGTAGTCAGCATTCTTCTTTTCAAAAATAGAAAGAAGCTCATCATGAGCCTCCTTCATGTTAGTTGGATTTACTTTCATTTGTTTCCTCCATATGATAAACATTATTGGCAAGTGGCGCTATAGTTACAGCTTCAAGAAATGCTTGTAGATATATCTTCTTAAGTTTTGATGGGCGGAGTGATTTGAATTTCTCAGCTTTCTTCTTCCAGAATATACCCAGAGGATTATCATCCGGTTTCTTGCTAGCGAAGATTTCCATCTGTTTAATACTTTGATTAATTAAAACCGCTTTATTATTCTTTCCGCGTTTCATTATTTATCACCTTTCTTCTTATTCATTCCAGCCATACCTAAGGCAAGCACACCAATTACAATACCGCCAACAGCAAGATATGATGTTTCGTTGGTGCCAGTAGCAGGGAGAGTAGGTTGACCAAGAGGTTGTTGTTTGGCTGGTTTCGCAGGGTATTCTTTAATTTCACCTTCAGCTTTTGGTTTATCTTCCTTAGTTGTTGGAACTTCAGGAATAATCAATTCTGGTTTGTCCAGTACAGGAGCTGGCGGCATCAATGGAATATTAGCCAAGTCGATAGATGGTTTGTCATATACCGGTGGGTCATTTGGAACTACGCCGCCTTCGAATTCTGGAAGTTCGTATTTAGGAGCATCGTTTGGCTTGTCGAATTTAGGACGAGATTTACCTGAAGCTTTACCATTTCCATCATAGAGCTTGGTTTCTGCTTCATGAGATACAAAGCCGCCTTTCCAGCTTGCTGTAAAGAGATTAGTCGGATTGTAGACTACAGGTGTGCGCAGACGAGTCTTGTATTCAACCATGAGGATTTTGTTTTCAATCTTGTCGATATGAGTAGTAAAACCATTAGCGTTGAATTTAGTATTCGCTTGAGCTTGAGTAGCTGGTGAGTCATATACCCATGGATCAACATCCTTAACGTAGCTGTAAATAAGGCTACCTTCAACATAGTCCTGGTCATCAGACCAAGTGTCGGCGATGTTCACGTCTTCCATTGTCTGGCGTTTGTAGTTTAAACGAGCAACCCAATGGATAAGGTTTTGGTCGCCACGGTCTTGGTAACCGTATTTATACAGTTCTTCGTTAGGGTTAATTGCACCCTTTGAGCCTGCGTTGATTTCCACGACAGTGCCGTTGAAGGAAATGTTGCGCTTGGTATTTTCCTGCACGATTTCGCGGTTGATCTTAGTAGTGAAGTTCAGACTGATATTTTTATCCAGCGGATGCTCAGTAAAATAATTATTGAACGTTGTAGTTACAGTACGTTCGTTAGCTTGTACATCAGCAGTTCCAACTTCAGTTTCGCCAGTTTCGTTGTAGACTGGGAAGTTATAACTGGTTTCAAGGTTGAGTTCTTCAGGAATATTGAAGGTCATTTTGTCACCTTCATTGATTGGGACTTCATCAGGGATATCGGTCTTGATATTAACTTCAACATCAGACCAGATTGAGTCTTCTTCCTTCTTAGTCACAGTGACTTGTGGGTCAGTAGCAACCAGCTCAGTAGACCCTTCAGCTTTAGTTACGTCTGCAAATACGGACTCCGTAACAACAGCAGTTCCGAAGAGAGCGATACCCATAGCAGCAAGTTTAAGTGTAGTTTGTTTTTTCATTTTAATTCTCCTTTAAATATATAATAGTCTCGTTTATATCGGTCATTTCAATTTGCGACATAAACCAAACAAAAAAAAAGAAAAGCCGAGTAAATTACTCAGCCTTCTTAGCTTTAGAAAATAGTTCCTTCAATTTGGATTGAAGTTTACTTCCTTCAAACATATCGTATGCGAGTGTTGTTGCAACAACAGCACAAGCTCCAACAGTGATTTTATGAAATAATCTTTCCATATTAAATACCTCTCTTTCTATATAGAGGACTGTACTTTTTTGCGCGACTTAAACCTAGGCTGGTCTTCTTCAAGAGGCGATGCTAGTCCTAGTTTGCTAAGGACAGTATATTGAATTTGGTTACGTCTAACCGAACGATATTCCTTAGGTACAAACATACGCAAGTCCTCTTCTTTGAAATGAGTTATGATAATATCCCGTTCATCATCATACAAGACGGTAATCTTTAGCATGCAGGGGTTCTCAGCAATCCAATCGATAAACTGCGAACAGGTCATGTCATAAATACGGCCAGAGTTCAAATCCCGTTTAGCCTGAGGTGAACATTTAGACATATATTTAGTATATGATGAGTTTGGTGATTTACAGATTTCCTTGATGTTGTAATCGAAATATCGCACAATCTTCGCAGCCAAGTCACGAGGTAATTTAGGTGTGTATTCGCCACCGCCCATTCGAGTTTTTTTATAGGTGGATAATATCTTATACTTAACCCCGTATCTCTCGAAAAAGTCTACAGCCTTAAACATAACTCGGTTTGGGCTCTGTACAGTTGAGTCTATTAAATATAACATCTCCTAGTTCTCCTAAACCGGCATATTCCAACCTAAGACTCCGCGGATACCAGTCTCTCGCATACTAACAAGAATATCTGAAAGTTCGGTAAGATCCCTGAATGGTGTCATTAGGATATTGGAAGAGAGAGGAGGATTGTAGTAGATGATGTTATTATCAAGTAGGGTGATACGAACATTGGTTTTGGCGTTCGTAATACTACCCATAACTTCCTGCTGGTCTTCAGGGATTACAAGGATTTCAACACGAGGTTCAAATAACTCAGCGTCCTTAAATCCGCTGACAGTAGTAACAAACCCCATTGTCCGGGGCTCGTCTTCTACTTTGTCTTTTGAAAACCATTCTTTGATTTTCTTAAACATCTTTACTCCTTTGCATAGTTGGCGAATTTAGTTCCGCCGAAAATAATATCGCCATCACCAACTGCGTAGACATCTTTAACAGCGTCTTTAACAAGTTTGTGATAGTAGGTCATATCGATATCTTCGAAGCCTTTATATTGAGTAGCAAGCTCCCATTTATAACCGGAAGTACCTGTTACAGATACGTTCTTGTCGACAATGGTATCAGGGAAACCGTTATCAATAATCTGTTTAACTTCGTAAATATCGAGACCGAGTTCGTTAGCAATCTTCTGTTTCTTAGCTTCTTCTAACTCGTAAGTGCTAAGTCCCTCAGACTCCCGTTTAAGTAAGTAGTTCGGTTTAATCCATCGCGATTGGATCATCTGAGCCACGTTACTTGGTTGAGTTCTAGAGATTTCACGACCTGTTACAGAAGCGTAAATTTGAGCATTCTTACCAACATATTGGTCGTCAAGATAGATAGCGGTCTTAACTTCCTTAGTAATAAAGAAGTCTTTCTCATCCACCTCTTCTTGACTCAATAAGGTCTTGTAGACATACGGATTTGTCTTTTTACCGAATTGTGCACCAATAGCTTCCCATTCGCCTTTCTCTTTTTCAGGCCAACCGATTTCCGCAATAACAGTAGCCCGGTTGAGTAAGGCCATACGAGAATATGTATGCTCATGTTCAAACTCGTATTTGAAATCATTAGCGCGTTTCATACAGTAGTCAATGATCTTCTTATCGCCGTTGATAATCTTGATTGAGTCTGTCTTAATATGTGCTACTTGATAACCGAGTTCTTGAACTTCCTTCTTAAGCATAATCATAAACAAAGCACCACGTTTTGCGATACAGTTATCTACATTACGAGGGTCTTTGAATTTATTAGGCCATGGTGCAGAAGTCATACCATACACGATATTGATAATAATCTTAAGCGCATGAGCAAGACCTTTGACAGACCCACCTTCCAAATATGGACGCAGTTTGTCAGCAAGTTCAGTGTCTACCTCATCAAATGCATGAGAGGCTGCTTCGATATTACCGTGTTTGATATTCATACGACACTCAACAAGCGCCGCAAACTTAGGCGTATATTCACCAAAGTAGTTCATGGCAATTAGACTGTGAGGGTGCATGGACGCGATATCCAATACGATAACGTTCTGATATACACCAGGTTCAGCATGGACATAACCGCCTTCTGATGGGTCTTCACCAAGATATTCGGACTTCTTCTTGAACTTATCAAAAGTATATCCTGGGAACTCTTCAGCAAGGTCATACCAGTTGAATTTGTCTTGAGGATTCGGGTCGTCGCCGAATAAGAACTTCTCAGCTTGGGTCTGAGTCTTAACGTTAGGTGAAAGGTTGTTGATTTCAGCCAATACCTTACGTGCGTTCCAAGCGTCTTGTCCGTCTTTGGATTTGAACAACTCCTCTTCTGAGGTTACGTCATTAAGCATATATGCCGCACAACGACCCCAGGCATGCTCTGGTAGGGGTTTAGTCCAGTCGTATTCAAACTCGTCATGACGGAGCCCTAGCTTAATCTGCCATTTCTTCAATGACATCTTAGTATCTAGGAACTCGTAGATATCGGCATAAGAGATATCATTAGCGGCCCAGATTTTAGCACGCTTATCTCGTTTTTCAATGATGCCCTGAGAACGCTTGTAACATTCTATTTCATCATCGCCCTGCATACGACCATAAGCAATATGGTTATCATAACCTAAGTTGTTAAAACCAACCATAGGATATGTATCAAACAAATGACGTACACGAGTAGGTGCCGGATTGATTTCAATACCGATTTCTTTCTCATGGGTAGTCCACCACTCATTAACCAAGATGGTCTCAATCTCAGTTAGAGTAGTACAATCTTCGAGACCTTTATAGATTGTTTCTGGAACTTCCAATCCGTATTTCTTCCAACCCAACATGTATAGGTTAGAGAATACTTCCGAGTCAAAGAATACGATATCTTCATCAGGTAAAATGAGACTTTCAGAATAAGACTCGCTCTCATCTTCCGGTACTCTATAAAAATGCATCTCAGAAACCATCTTCAAACACTGTTGCGCTTGGTTGGTTGACTTGAGTGCGAAACGTAATACTTCTTGTTGCTTATGTCGCAAATCATAAATAACACCAGCATCATATGCATCGTCTAGCACCTTTGCTATAAACGATACTTCAGGCGCCGTTGCCCCGTGGTGTTCTTTGCGGAGACATGCGTCAATGAAATCAAGAAGCTTTTTCTCTGTCCACATAATGTGTTCAACGTCTTTATACATTGGCTTCTTCTCCTCCTTGAGTGGTAGTCCGCTTGAAATATGGGCAACTGGTAGGTCGTTAGCAGATATGAGTTTTCTGCGTAGTGATGACCCGCCGTTAAATACCTTAATTTCAACGTCGTCAGAAATACGCGTAGCTAGCTTAGTAGGGTCGCCATCATACCAATAATGTAGATGGACACCACCGCCAGATTTAGATACTTCTGTATAGGTTGGTGGATATGCAGACGCTAGTTCGAGGTTCTTAGCAAGGTCTTTCTCACCGTTCTCATTCTTAGCGTCAAAGTCAATTATAATATGTTCGGTTGGAACACGGACAAAGTGTAGTTTAGTGGGGTCGATCTCTTTTAACGTCGTTGTTACTGAGTCCCACTTCTTCAGAGGGTTTCCGTCCTTGTTAGTATACTGAGCAGGCCAGTCACGTCCTTCAAGGTCAAACCTAGATGTAACTCGACCCATAGTCAAATCAATCTTAGGCTTGTCACTGGACTCTGGCGCCGACTTAGTTTCAGGAAATGCCTCTTCGTACTTGAAACCTCTATACCAATCACGTTTACGGTTTCCTTCACCGTCTTTAGTATCTTTGGTATATGTTTCGAAAAATCGCTGTAAGCCTAATCGCAGACGGTTTTTATACCCGTTGATATCCCAGCCTCTGTCTTCAAGCATACCTTTATAAAGCAGCTCTACTTCAGATAAGGTTGGGTCGTTCTGCATCATCAATACGTTCTCACGGACAAACTCAAATATAGAATCCCCGTATTCCAGCATCTCAACATCAATATCGTTAGCGTAGTGGAATGCACCTAAACGAGAAAATGTATCAATGGATTTCTGAGCAATTCCGGCAAGCTCGAACTGAATATTATTCATCAGTTCCTTATACCTTGGGCCAGCGATTAAATGACCTGTTGGCACCGCCTTAAGTAGACGTCTGACAATACCGGAGTCTGAGTCACGGAATTGCGCACGCTGGTTTGATGCAGTAATGATAAGACCTTTAAATGTTACGGGATATGGTCTTTGATATAGCTTACGTACAAATACTTCTTCATGAGATGTAATCTTAAGCAATGGTGTATCGTTCTTAATTCGACTCAAGTCTGTATCAGAGTCAATCAACAACGGTAGCTCTTGTAGAGTTCCTGTTGCATACTCCGAACCACTTGTTAGTTGCTTCAAGTCAATACCACCTATATATTGCCCAAGCAACATCTCAATGATTTTAATTATTGTTCCTTTACCGGTTCCCGCTGGGCCATATAAGAATAAGAATTTCTCAATATTAACAATCTCTCCTGTAAATAAGGCACCTAGACACCACAAGATTTTATCCATTTGGTCTGGCGCATATAGTACTGAAGAAAGTTCGTCAAATGCAGGAGTTGGTTGAGGTGTTGGCGTATAAGGTAGTTGGAAAGTAGAATAATCTTCCCGTGTAACATTATGGTTTTGGAATAAGATTTTACTGTTAAATACCTGCAGTGACTCAGGTGCGTCTTCACAATACTTGACAAAATTACGCATAAGTCCTGAGCCTGCGTTTTGCATGAATTTAACAGATACTTTCTCATATCCCTTAGCTTTCAACTCGTGGAACTTGTGGGAAATATATTGGTCAACAACCCGAACAACATCGTTCTTTTCCATTGACCAATTCTCGCCAGTCCACATAGCATAGAAGCTACCGCCTTTTACAACAATATCCTTAACGTCTCCTCCTTGGTTATCTAGATATGTGAAATCAGCAGAAATAACGGCATCGGCTTTACGATTTGGGCCAGACAATTCCTCAACTGTAATGTTAAAGAAATCTGGTTTTCTGTCCGTCATATAATTCTCCTCTAATATCCTATCCAAACAACCTTCGACATATCAATCATTTTCATATTCAAGCCTGAGCGGTATGTTGGTGATTTCCTATCGTATTTAATAATAAATACGGTGTTATTAAGAAATGCCTCCTTGAAAGCTTTGTATTGCTCGGCAGGAATAACTTCCTTAACATAATCGTCACCAGTAAAGGAATATGTTACTTCAATATACTCCTTTTCCATACAGCACCGCCTTAGAATTCGTCGTCATCGTCGAAGCCGTTTTGTGCTTTCCATTCTTCTTCGAATGTTGAAGCGCGGCCAATGAATTCGTTGTATTCTGTAAACAGGCGGATTTCGTGTCCAGTAAGTTCAGCAACACCTGAGTCTATCACACGACCGAACATACCAAGCTTCTTCATGCCGTTTCCGATATTTTGAACGTTGCGGTGTTCCATAACCTTAGAGATTACGAGAAGTTGTTGTTCGATGTTTTCGCAGTCAAGGATTCCAGACTCGTGCATCATATAAGTAATAAATGCAAGCGGAGTTCCTGCTTCAGTATCGCCTACAAATTTCTGAGCGAATTCGTAGAGGATTTCACCGAAGGATACTGGGAATTGTGTGGTTGAGTAATATGCGTCTGGGCCAAAGAAATCTTCACGGCGTTCATATACCTCTTCAAAGATATTATTGTCAAACGCATTGTATGGTTGTACAACTTTAGTGTCGTTCACTTCAAGAAGTTGTGAGAAGCGGTCAATAATCGCATCAAGGTTTGATGTAGTAACAAGGATACCTAAGTTATACCGGTTGGAGGTATCGTTTGCTACAGTAGGGCCATCATCATAAAGCTCGCTAATCATTACGGCTTTGTATTGTTCCCAGGCCGCTACACTGTTAGGGTCTGTGTCATGTCGCATGGATTGTCCTTCATTTCCTTTCAATTCTTTAGCTGATTCAATGATGAAATACGGGATATCAGCTTCTCCTATATTAAAGTATTCGTTTTCCTGCCAGACATTATGATGGACAACCTCTTCTTCGGCTGTTTGTTGAGCGCCTGCATGATAATCTTCTTCCTCACTGGGAGAGTGGATATCAGCAGCCTCTGGATTGTCTGTGAAAATATTGCGTTGCTGACGAGCGCGCATTTCTTCAAGTTCTGCGTTCTCCTGAGCGATTTGTGCTTCTGCGATTGCCCAGTTTTCGTCAATTGTGCCAGATGTTAGCTGGGATAGGTTTTCTTCCATAATTTCTAGTTGGATGTCTTTATTGGCAATAATATCCTTAAGTTCGTCCTTTTCGCGTTCGGCTTCTTCTTTAATTTCAGCGATTTGCCGTTTCGCTTCCTTAACTAGTCTAAATACGAAGTAACCAAGTCCGGCCGTAGCTACAGCAGCAACCGCACCGAGAATTACTTTTTCCTTATTCATATTATTTCCTTTCAAGAATGGCTTGGATACAACCCTTAACCATATTAAGTTCTTCTTCAGTTAATTCTACACTCATTGTGGAGTCATAATTATCCTCAACAGCGACTGAGAATTTGTCATTGTCCTCATCATAATTAAGAACAACCTTTTCTTGACTTTGTAGTCCGATTGTAATATCACTCATAGTATACCTCCTGAGGATATAGTGGAAGACCGGGAATCTCGAAGTTGTCCGGCCTAGTCCTTTACTCTCTATATCCTAAATAAGATTAAGCTTCTTCAACAGCAGGTACAACCACTACAGGTTCGTAGAGTTTTTCCCATGTGGATTTGACAGCCTCAGCGATATCTTCAGCGGAATGGTCGTCAGTAACCTTAGGCGTGTAGTTGGAATTCGCATAACCTTCATCATTCACTGTAATCCAGCGTGTTTCAAGTTGATTAGGAAGCAGCATATCCAAAGCGTTAGATGAAACCTTTTCTACAGTAGTTTCATACCTTTCAATGGTGTCTGAAAGATGTTCTTTAAGGTCATCATACTCAACACCAAGCAGGTCGTATTTGCGTTCTTCTTCCTTAAGCAGACCTTGTCCTTTACGCCAAGCAGATTTGTATCCATAGCAATATCCACCGATAACAGCTACAGACAACAGTCCTACGCCGATCCAAACAGATTTTTTAACCTTACGTTTAGGTTTCTTTTCAACTACGACTTCAGGCTCAACTTCTTCAAGCCCAGCTTCCATGCCGTCAAACAAGTAGATTTGTGAAGTAACTTCTTCTTGTTCAGGCGCATAAGCACCTGTTTGGTTCTTATAATCCTTGTAGTTCTTAACTAAAGAATAGCCGACATATCCGAGATTGATAATCCCGAAAATGCCAGCGCCAATTTTGATGATGTCAGATGTTTTCATGTTGGTTCTCCTTTTAGATAAAGTAGTCAGAAATATCACTAGCATAGTCTACGCTTGATGTAATATCGCGGACAGGTTCGAATTCGACTACAGGTACAGGATATGCGTAGCCGTTTTCATCACGCACCATAACAACGTGAGTGTCCAGTGCAAATAAGTCATGGTCAGTCCAGCCAAGCTCAGAGCCAGCACGACGTTGTGGACGAGTGAGGGGGATCTTAAGTGCGTCATATACAGTTGTCAGGGTCAGGAAGCCTTGACGACGAAGTTTTTCAGATAGAGCGTTATCAATAGACGCAATAAACATTTGGTTGTAGTTCAAATCGTCTTTAGCAAATTCAGCGGATTTGTTGAATAGAGTATATTCCATCCATTGGCATTCGTCAGCAGCTACGGTTGTAACTTTCTTAGGATTTTCCTTGCCTTCTTCTTCAGGGCCAGCTAGGGTTTCTTGGCGCTCACCGATAAATTGAGCGTTAGGATCATCAGGATATTGTTCCCGAATTTGCTTACGCAGACGATGGTTAGCCTGAGTAGCTGTAGCAAGTGCAGAAGCAAGTAATGCGTTACGTCCAGTCAAGACATGGTATGAGCGAAGGATAGCAGCGGTAGATAAAGCACCAGCAGTGATAGCAGGGGCAAGGGCTTTGGTTGTACGTAGGATTGTGTCACCAATAGGTACCGGCATATCATTTTCACGCAGATATTCAACATCTTCAACAATAGTGTTGATCTTGTCTTTCGCCTTATATGCAAGGATAGCAGTAACACCGAAACCAACAAGTCCAGCGGCAACCATGATAAGAGGTTCTTTCTTCTTGTAATTGAACGCAAGAGCTTCCATGTTTTCCTTAAATGTTTCCAAATTCCATTTAGCCATAATTTAAAATACTCCTTTTTATTTAAATAACTTATCCATAATCCAGCATACAACACTGAATAAACCAATAACAAACACAAACTTAATAATAATGTATGCGATAAACCCAAGTAGGGCGAAGAATAAAATAGTTAAAATCAGACTTAACATATTAATCCTCCTTAGCCATCTTCTCAGTAGCTTCTAACGCTTTGTCCAGGGCTTTCTTTCCGTTTTCAACCATAAATGGTACTACACCAAAAGCGACGATTTTAACAGCATTAAGTAAAAATTTCTTGTTCATTGTATTTTCTCCTTTTCTTAAATAACTTCTACAGGCGGCAAAGCAAGTGTGTATTTACCGCGGACAGGAATGATACGGACACTATTGAGGTTTCTCCAACCATAAGAGTTGTCCGTATAATTTGTGCTAGGCTGACCAGCGTAATCGTAGTAGTCAGCAAGACGAGCATAGCCGTAGTTCATGATATCGCTATTAAGACTGTCTAAGACAACCTTAGCGTCATTGTGGGTGAACAGGTAGATTTCCTTGACACGGCCAGGATTGTTTACAGGTTGTGGTTCAATAACGCTTGTTGGGTGATATGCGCTTGAGTAGTTTGTATAGGTACGACTACCTTGAACACCGCTACTACGCATAGGATTATTCCAACCAGGTGAGTTATTATATCGACCACGGTCTTCACCATAAGCAGCCATATTCACACCTGTTGTGATTGAGTTTACAACCGTATCTTTAATCGCAGGCACAATAACCTCACGACCAAGATACCCAAAAATAGCACGTACACCATTAGGCCCAATAAGACCTTTAACCAATCGAGTCATCAGGCTTGGCTTGAGTGGTTCGGTAGAAGAGCTAACAAGTGCTTTCTTCGGTTGACGCTGAGCCACATCAACTTTTCCATCGTTGGGCGTAGCTTCTTGAGGCTTAGCAACATTCGTAGCTTGAATGTCGTTGTAGTTAGTTTCAGTCATATGTTCTCCTTTTCAAAAAAAAAAATGAAAGTAGACTTTCCTTGTTTCCTGCTGGAATCAAACCAGCGCCTTGCAATTACTCATGTGCTCTCATCGTACACCAAGTACTCCAAGGGGTCTCCTTTCTATATAGTAGGTGGTAAAATTTTTAAAGTGGATATGCTTCGAATTCGATTGATAGTTTTCCAGGATTTCGTTCGGAAGCAAGGGTTGTGTGGTTAGTCACCTTAATGCCCATACCTTCAATGGACGCGAAATTGTTAGTAGTACCAAGACGTAACAATAGGTCTGTTGACTCTTGGTCTCCGATTGGGTCAATTACAATAGAATAGCGGTGGTCGTCTAGGTTTACAATATCGTAGAAATATTTATCCAAATATGTTTTCTTCATCAAGTTCTCCTTCAAAAAAAAAGAAAGAAGTGTAGATTACTCTACGACTTCTTCGCTTTCTTCAACAACAGTTTCTTCAGGAGCTTCATATTGCTCTGAAGTTTCTTCATAGTAGCCATCGATCACATCTGTATGAGCATCAAACTCTGCAGGCATGCCGGCATTATAGATTTTCTTTCCGAGGAAGATAGCGCCAGCAACTCCGGCTGCGGCTCCGAGGATCTTCCATTTGTTCTTCGCAATCGTATTACCCAATTTCTTGAGTTTAGATTGCTCTTCAACTTTTGGTTGATCTTCAGAAACCATAGCTAGAAGTTTAGCTTTATCTTCTTCAGATAGATTATCAAATACTGCTCCAGCAACACCTTCAGTGTTTACATCCTCAACATTTGCTTCGATTTCTTTAATGTTTGAAACTTTTGACATATTAATGTCCTCCTTAAATTTATTATTGTTTCTATATAGTGGTATGTAAAAATTTTTATTTAAACTCGAATGTAATAATCCAGCGTTTATACATGTCGTTATAGTAATAACGTGGTCGCTTGATTTTAGCGGCGATCTTAGGATCTTTCAAATATAGTTGGAATAGATATTCTGCAATATCCTCCATGATATCCAAGTCATCTTCGATATGGTCGTTAGTGCTGATAGGCTTGAGATTAAGCGCAATACCGGTATCGTCTTGTCTATTGTAGCAGATACTTGTGCGGTATAAAGCGTTGACCAGAATTACATTGTTAGGGAATAATAGGATTTCGTTACTCATTTCTTTGCTCCTCCTTTTTCAATATATAAGATATCACCGGTAACCATGTTGCCGAATAGGAAATTCTTTTCGAGGCTGGAAGTCTTTGCGTAAACTACGTCACCTTCTTCGATAGAATAGTCTTCGCCACCGTCTTTCTTGGTAAGGGCGGCATATACAGGGTCTCCTGCTCCTTTGAGGGTTACCTTGCCGAAGTATCCATATTCGTCTTTACTTTTATCATAAGCTGACATATCAACAGATACAACTTCCCAGCGTGTAACCTTATACCAATCTTCTGTCTTCTTGAAGTCTTTAGCGTCTTCCAAGGTTACAATGTCCGCATGCGGTGGGTGAGGGATAAAATACCAGACGCCACAGGCAATAGCGCCAATAGTAGCAATAGCAGCGATAATCAACAATAGTTTATTTTGGTTTTTGATTTTAAGGTTAAATTTCATGTTCATGCCCTCCTTCGATAATGAATTCATCTAGAATTTTGTTTGCATTTTTGATTGATTCTTCAATATAAAATTTATGGTCTGCACCTAGTTGTGCAAAGTTATGGCCACAATACCAATTACCGCCGTACTCTTCTGTACACCAATCAACCCATTCTTCAGCCGTCTCCATCATATATTGTGTTAAATATAGCAAGACAACAGCTTCCGTTGTGATGAAATGGATAAAAGATAAGTCGTTCATCTTTTTAAGACGCAACTCACGGTTCTTGGTTTGGGCGATACGTGCTGTACTTTCTGACATCAATTCCCTCCTTTAGCTTGATGTAATATACGAATAATATTGTAGTAGCAATCACGGAAATATTCCATTTTGTATACAATAACATCCCATGTGTCGTGGTTATTGACCCGGGGCATATCCGTTTTTACCATTTCGATACAATTCTCAAAGTCTGCATCAGTTGGCGATAAATCAAAGTCCGTAATCTTAGTACGAATACGAGTCGTAATCTTATCAATACCATCCTGTCCAACATTGGTTATTGTTCGAACCTTGAAATAGGCGAAGTATATACCTCGAATATCTTCCTCATACTTATCGATAAGGTCGGCTGTGTAATAGTTTTGGATAATGCCCATGGTTGAAATGAATATAATCTTAAACATTTCAAAGTCATAATCATTATATTCGAGATGGTTGTCTGCCATAATCCCGAAGACATATGAATAGAATAACTTTCTAAAACCAATATCGGATTCCATTAGGCTATAAATCGTCGGATGCGCTGTCTTATTAGCGTACTGCATAAATATTACTCCTTTTATATTATACCAAAAAAAAAGAAAGAAGTGTACATTAGTACAACTTCTTAATAAAATTCTTTGCACTAGACGTGAACAAGCCGTCTTCGGCTTCATAATCCCTGATAATTAGGATACCCGCGATACTAGCGATAGCACCACCAATAGTAGTGATTAAAGCAGCCTTAACCTGTGGTTCGAGTTTCTTTTCTTTACCTTGCATATGGCGGACTTTAATATCCGTCAATGTTTTGGTAAGAAAATCAATATCGTCCAAGATTTTGACTTCTTCCTCACTACCCGTTGGTACTTCAGCCAGTTGGGTATTCAGTTCATCAAGTTTAGCCTCGATAGTTTCTTCAATTTTAGCAACGTGTTTTTTCTTAAAAAGTTTCATAACGTTTCCTTCCTTTCTATATAGACAGTTGTAAAAAATTAAAAGAGTATTGTATTAATACTCTTTCTTAAGCTTAGTCAAAACATATCGTGTGACTTCTAGTCGCTCGTTATGCTTCTTAGCATCCTGCTCTAGATATCCGTTTTTCACAAGCTTATCAATATAAGCTTCCTCCATAACAGCGTACAAAGCAAGGGCTCTGAAACCAACAAAACGTAAGAATTTTCTCATAATATAGTTCCTCTCTTTCTATTAGGAGGGTTGTAAATATTTAATCTTTCTCATCAGCTCCACCATCGGGCAAGTCATTTGAATCCCAGTATATTACTAAACCAACACGAGGAGGTGTACTACCAAAACCTAACCCATATTGCGGGCGGACAGTATATCCGTTATCTTCAAGTTTGATTTGGATTTCATCAAAAATGAATTGCAGAGAGTCTCGCCATTCTTCATCTGGAACATCGACATCGGGTCTAATTGATTTTGCCAAAAGTAGAATACTGGTCGAGCCGAGTTCAAGGTTCTCTAACCGATTGTTTAGCTTTTCATATACCTTACTTAAGTCGATACCAGACCTTATGGCGCTACGTTTATCAGCAATCATCTGTCTAATTTCCGCTTCTGTTTTGAGTTCTGTCATTTGTTTCGTCCTCCGTTTTTCCTAATGCAAGTTTGAGGTTTTCGTATTTTTCCTTCAAATCGAGATATTCATCGTAGTAGTAAGTGGCGACGTCATCTCGAAATTCCCATCGCTTCTTATACATGTCGCGTTCCTCAGTTAGAGTCTTAACCTCTTTCTGATGCTTTTCTTCTAGTTCATTTATCTTTGTGTTTGTGTTTATCTCGATTAGAGCAATACAGATTGTCACAAAGATAAGAGCCGAGACAATAACCGTCGTTAATTCTTTCCATCTTGTCGACATAAATAATCCTTTCTTTTACCATTTTAGGGTTATAGCATATACCACATTAAAGTCTCTATATGATATTTCCGTCTTATAACCAAGCGTATCTTCGAGATATTTAATTAACTGCGACACTTTTAAAGAAAGTCCTCGACGGTCGTATATGTTATATAATGACTTTCCGGTAACAGTTACCCTTCTGTCGCCCAACTGTCTATCGTCAATATTTTCAAGCATCTCAGCAATGTAGTCTAGTGCCGGCTGTAAATTCTTATTAACAATAGGTTCGCTTTTTGTCGCCATAGTCTTAGCTGTAGGTATAATTACTTGTTCCATTTTTATACTCCTTTGAAAAAATAAGAGACCTTTGCAGATCTCTGTTTAGAAAAATAGGTCTAAAATCCATAGACCCAATAAGAATTGCCACCAAGTCATATCCTTGTCTTCATTCTTCTTGTTCATATTATTTACCTCTCTTTCTATATAGACAGTTGTAAATACTTTATCAAAAAAAAAAAGAAAGAGCGTATTTAAACGCTCACTTGAATGTATTCACTTTCATGGTCACTGTATAGAGTTATGTTGTAACCTGCTTCAACCAGTTTTCCATATACAAGATCGATATTGTTGCATAGTGCAACTAAATCAATTCCTTCGATTCCAAAATCCACAATATCACTATTTGTGATTTCGATTTCGTTGAATCGATTAAGATACCTTTCTGCAATTAAATCGTGTACATGATCCATGATTAAGTCAAGATTATCCTTAACCCGATTACGGTCTTCCATTTTAAGTGTAAGTAATTTGTTTTGCATGTTAAATGCCTCCTTCTTTATTCTATATAGAGAGATGTAAAAAGTTGAAAAAAAAAGAGATTGGTGAAATCTCTATTATCGACCAAATAGTCTTAATAGAAATCCACCGATCCCCTTCAAGATACTAGTGAATCCGTAACTCAAGATCCACAATACGATTAATGTTCCAATAACATATTGCATATTTGTTCCTCCATTTATTTTCATTAGTATTCTATATAGATACGTGTAAAAAATTTAAAAGAAAAAAGAAAGGGTTGTATCTGTAAATCTCCAGTTTATTTTGGTTCTACCGCAGTATATGATTCTGCATATGTTCCGTCCTCGTCTACAGTAACGGTATGCTCATAATCCCATTCACCATCATGTTTGACATCAATGACAACTTTTTGTCCTGGTTTCAAACCTGGGTATTTAGAATGTAAGCTATCGTCTTTGCATCCAGTAAGTACAAATACAGCCAATACAGCAATAACAATCATAATAATCTTTTTCATTTTTAATTACCTCTTTTATATATTCTATATAGAGAGCTGTAAAAAATAAAAAAAAATGAGCGTTGTAGATTTTACCCACACAACGCCCTTAATATCATTCACGAAGTTTTTCGACATACCACTCACCTGTAATATCGCCTAAAGCCATCCAGCCCTCAACATCATTGTGTCGGACTTTGGCCCAGTGCCAATCACACCTTGTGGTTAGGTCAAGTACTTCGTATTTCTTATCAATCTCGCAGATACCTATGGACTCAGCTACTCGAGTCGGTTCACGGCGAATATGTATAGACATACGAGGAACCACGAACTTGGGCTCCCAGTAAATATCCTCATACTCTTTAATCTTCTTCTTAAGCGTCTCCAGAGCTTGGCGCATACCGCCCGCCCCAGTCCATGGTTGTAGTACACCAAATATCCGAATGAATACAGGCACCGCTACATTCCAATCATAATGCTTAAGATCTCTTCCGTGGGTTTCTTTAAATATTTGTTTCAGGTATTTAAGATCTTCGGGGTGACCAATATAAGCGACTTCATTTTCATCGCCATTATAGTAATAAATCTTGTCCTTATGCCAGCCTTGTAAATAATCAAGTTTAGGGTCACCGCCCTCAATCCTAAATGTAAAATGGATAGCCATTAAGTAGCATTCTCCAGTTGCTTGATAATCTTGTCAAGAGTAGCCTTGAGGTTGTTATCAGATGTTGTTGGTCTAAGTGCTCCAAAGATACGGATATAAACAGGGACTACATTATTCCACTGATAGTCTTTCAGGTCTCTGCCCGTAGTATCCTTGTAGATAGACCTTAGATATTTCAATTCTTCGGTGTTATGAATTGGTTGAACCTCATTTACAGCACCATTGTAATAATACACGGTACCTGAATCCCAATTCGGGTCATCTTTAATATTAAATGTAAAGTCCATTGTCTCTCCGTTCGGTTGAGGGGCTTCAGGAGCTGGGCCACCGGCACCAACATCGCCATCAATACCATCAGAATAAGGAGGATATGTGAAACCGATAATAGTCTCAGCGCCACCACCTAGTGTTCGTGTACGATAACGTGCAGGCCCGCCACCTAGTCCACCATCTACGTTCTGCTCAATAGTTTGGAATCGTCCTGCGCCATCCGGATTGGATATAACAAGTCCTGTATGCCCATAACCATGATAGGATACTCTCATACAGAATATAGCACCAGCACGAGGGGCAGTAGCACCAGTTGTGAGCCAACCATTCCCTCTACCAGCGTTAAGCATATCTATACCATTACCACGCATCGACCGCCCAAAGAATTTCTGGGCAATCATATTAGGTAAGTCAACGCATTGAGCACCAAAGGCACCATCTGCATCAACCCCAATTCCTCTATCGGCAATACTTCTAGCCCAGTTAATTACTTCAGCTTTGGTCGCCATTATAGTCTCCGTTGTATAGAATTCCTTCTCGGTCAGACATTATAACTTTTGAAGCAAGTTTCGCATCGAGTTCTCTAATATAGGTATTACCTCGAAGCTTCTGATAATCAGCGATAATATGTCGGGTCATAATATATTTTTCGTTATAAGTAAATTCCGTAGAATTGTATATAGCGAGATATTCCGAACGTAACATAGATCGCTTAATCGAATTCAACTTATCATTTTGCTCATTAGCATAACGTTGCTGACGTGCGACATCTTCTTCCTTTTCCTTTTTGACCTTCTCAATATACAGATTAATACTTCTAGTTAGTAAACTGATCAGGGCAATAATAAAAAGAGAAAGGCCCGTTAAGACCTTCTCATCCATCAATAATCTCTGCATTATCTATGTATACTTCCTAAGTGTATGGTTTACTCTTTTTCCTTTGGTGTGTCGTAACCCAAAGCTTGAGGTGAGTCACCGATACCTTTAGTAGTGGGGTCGGTTACAACACCAAGAATAACCAGGATAAGCACGAAAGTGTTCACGCCGTCTTTGATGTTAGTAGGGATTGTAAGTCCGAATTGTTGAAGCATCAAGAATACTGCTGAGATAAGAGCAATAAGAGTAGCGCGGTTTTGAAGACGAAGTTTAAGATTAAGTTTCATAAGTTATATACCTCTTTTTAATTTATTTTGAATTTTTAGTGATTAGCGCGAGGGTTAGGCCAAGGCCATGCTACCCCAACACCATTTTGTTCATTTTTACCGTTCTTGTAGAAGGTCTTGATTGTATCTGCTTCAGTGTATGTGTATTCACGAATAAACTGAACAAGTACACGTTGGCCAGTACCGAAGGAGTTGTTGATTTCAGAGTCGATAAGAGCAACAACATCATTAGCCTTATATGTCTTACCAACAACAGCGTCTGGTACAAGCTTAAGTAGAGCACCGTAGAGCGTAGGGTCGATTGGGTCATCGCCAGTATAGTCCTTAGTAACCGCGTAAATAGTAAACACGTCGATAAGGGCTTGTAGGCGGTCAACCTTTTCGTCAGTCTCTTTGATTTTACGGTCTGTAAAGTTCTCAGAGAATAAGATAACCAGCGCGTCATCAAACAATTCATCATTAGACTTGTCGATTGATGTTGGTGGCAAGTTAATTGGATGGAAAGCACCTTCAGCATTCCCTAATACAACACGAGTCGCTAAGGGTTTGTTATCAGCGCTATATGTGAGTGATTTTGATTGAAATTCTAATTTCATTCTATCTCCTTATTTGAGCATTAGCTCCGCCAGTTGCAGGTTGTGTAGACTCTGCAATCCAGCTAGCATGACCACGATACACACGGTTGCCACCAGAGCTAGACTCCGTATGTGCGATAGTCCCATCAGCGTTAAATGACCATAGGGCCGGTGTGATTATAGTAGAACCCGCGTTACGATAGAGTACAACTTGAGTGTTGACCATAGGTTTAAAGCCATTTGGTATACGTTCACCGAGTTTGGCATTCTCCACATTTACGTTAGGATTGGCGATTGCGTTTACATCAACGGTAACAATACGACCACGCTTCTGGAAAATAGCCTTAATATTCCAACCAATCGGAACGTTAGTTAGAGTATATATCGGCGTATTATCGTTGTCAATACTAAACCATGGAGTCCATTTGTTTACTCCAATCTTCTGACGGTAGCCTAAATAAGCACCGCCGAAAGTAAAGAGCTCCTGGACGATATAGTTTGAGTTATTACCCATTACCCTTAAGTAAATAAGAGAGTCTATACCTGGTGGAACGTTTTTAGCATTACGAGCACGGTAGAAACCAGCAAGATATACGTTGTTGATATCATGATTATCTGGAAGCCAAGTTCCAAATCCATCATCACCAGTTAATGCGTGAGTAGACAACTTCTTGTTGTTCACAAACACATCGCCCGCAATATCTAAAGCACCACGCTCCCGAACCTTGTTTATGCCGACACCAAATGGGTCATCAGTTCGATGCACCTTGATAGTACCGACAACTAAGCTCTGGTCGGCCTTATTTCCAAAGGCGTCCTCGTAAGCGATATAAACGGAAAACGAATTACCCGTAGAATAATCGGCCGTTAAGTCGACTATCGCATCGGCGTCATTTATACCAAATATACTTATGAGGTTGCCTGAGGTGTCATTGACCGTAGTATTAGTCGTAATATTTTTTACTGTAACCGTACGCCTACCGGCATTAACATTACGGTTCTGGTCGTCAAATAACGGAAAGATTCGTCCGTTGAGGTAAAGCCGTAGCTTCTTCTCATCATCATTACGGCGGTCAACACGAGCACTACAAACTGGAGGAGAGTAGTTGTCGATTTGAATAACCTTCTCAAAGGCTGCTGATGTCAAACCGCGAGAGTCTCGGATTGTGACATTTAGAATATGCTTACCGCTTGTATTGATGTTGTTGAGAATAACGTTTTTACCGACGACCTCTCTTAGAACCTTAGCGTCCTGCATGAGTCGAACCGTCATACCATCATCAGGTATTGTCGCACCATACTTGGTTTCGAACTCACCTAGCGATACCTGTATCTCAGATAAAATACGAACATATTTCAAGTTCTTAAGAAGTTCTTTACACTTAGCGTGTTGTTCTTCCGTATTAATACCTTTGATAACAGGCTTCTCCGTATCCGGTATCCGGAGCTTAATTTGTGAAGCAGACCGACCTGTTTCGATGGTCGTCCCATTACGATATGTGATTAGCGTAAGCGTCCCAACACCCTCGTTAGACTGAGGGAATTTAGATGCCAGATCCAATGGAGGCGTCCATGTCGCGGTGTCTCTCATCGGGTCGATTATCTTTGTATCGACGTCACCGAAACGTAACCATACAGCGTTGTACATCTGGTCTGATTTACGTCTTGCGGTGAAAGTAATCGGCTGACCGAGAACACCTTGATAGTCGCCCATAGGGTCTGAAGCACGAGGGATGTCCGTTAAAGCGAATTGTCTATTACCAACAACCAACTCGCCAGTAAAGGCAAAGGCGGTACTGTAGGCATTAACAAAGGCGTCAACGTTTGCTACTTGCTTACCATCGGAACCATGCGGATAGTTGAAGTCCCATGTACCCAGATATACCTCTGAGTTAAACCCTGGCCCACTAATTTGAACGGTCTTATTTTGCTTCTGCCCACCGCAACGAGCCTCTACAAACATAGGGCCGTAGAACGACTGAGTTCCTACTTTAAGCCATAAGTCTATACGAACGGCGGATGAGTTGGCGGCTTGATTGACACCAATCTCATAAGCATTCATTCTAAGGGAGTACCCGTTATTTACCCCCGAAGTCCAAGTTGCCATCTATATTATCCTACCCTTCTATATATTTTGTAATATTCCGTGTAGGATCAGACGGATCCTGGAATGTAATAAAGCGACCGATTTGAAGACTTAAGGTAAAAGCACCCGAGTCAATGTTAAGCCGTCCTTGAGCAATTGAAGCGATCTCTTTACCAGCGGATATAAATGAAATACGATTAGGCGTAAATACCAACCGCTCACTATTATCCTGCTTACCGATAGAGAGACCTTCCTCGCTCTCGACTACTTGAGTTGTGATGAATTCACGAATATATGCGTATTCACCAAACTGCTTAGATACCTCAGACCTTAAACGAGCAGACATTACACGCAAAGACTCCTCAGCCGCTTTTCTACCAGCCTCATCTGTATCGCGAATACGTTTAATTAAGTCCGCCCAGTCTGTAGATACCTTTCTCATGATATCGTCGTTCAAAGCCTTTAACGCTTCGTCCTGAGCTTCTTTAAGTAGACGTTGTTGTTCTAATACAGAGTCTGAGTTAGCCTTACGTCCTAGTTCGATAGTAGTCTCAACTGGACTTGGTTCATATGGCGTAGCGTGTTCGCCTTCTTCAAGCTTAAACCCACACACCTGAACCTCAAACAACTCAGTGTTGGTCGCAAGTACTGTAAAGTAAATACGAGCAGCCTTGGGGTCGTTGTCACCCATCTTAGTTGGGTCGAATTCGAAGGTCCTAGATAACTGCACCCATTCATTAGATACAATATAATCTGTTAAGAAGTCTCCAAATATAGACCAGTCCTTAAGCATTGGGTAAATGTACATCTTAGCAGTTGACGCACCGCTAATCTTCCTCGCATAGCAAGAAATAGTGTATTTGGTTCTGGGTTTGAGTTCTACGCCTTTGTAGTCTCCACCATACCAACATACACCAATATTCTTGCCAGAGGAGCCTGCTTTGTTTTTAAACCGAACACCAGTAGAAACAGAAGCAACTGGCGGGTCTTGGATTTGAGTATATCCGAATTCGAATAATGCATGGTTTTCTGAATGCGAATAATATCGGTCTTGATTTGCATAGTTCTTAGATACAGACATATTGTTTGTGTCTAAGAGCATATTTTCACCGACTTGGCCATCACGCCCTGGTTTCCCATCTTCTACGTCGGTGATCGTGATCTGACCACTAGATACAACAACCATTTGTTTCCTTTCTATTTTGTCTCAATGGCTACGGAAAATGTAGCGCGGTTTAAAACATCTGCATTGGTTAGATTAAAACCTTTCATCCTAGCCTGAGGTTTCTTAGCCCATTCTTCATCGGCTACACCGTTAGCTAAAATCTTAGTCCACTTGTAATTGAAGCCTTCTCCCTCGGTATCAATCTCCTCATCGTTACGATATAGTTTTGCCGTAATACGAGTGTCAATAATTCCGTTCTTAAACGTGTCTCCATTACTAGAATGAACAACAGTTAAGATTGGAGAAATGCCATCATTTACAGTTGAGAACGTAATATCCTGGAACTCAACTACTTCACCCCGAACCAGAGCTTGAACTGTAATAAGCGCACGACCACTAGTCCCAATATTAGCCTTGGATACAGTGAACTTATCCCCTCTACCAGCTACTTGGTTGTCTATGTAGTACACATATTCAGCTTCAGTAAACTCGCTAGAGCCCTTGTATAAGGTAGGAATAACATCACATGTATCAGAGACTTCACGGAACATGGTAGGGCCTGTCACTTTTACATTCATTTTGAAAGGTTGGGCGTCGGCTACCATCTGAGCCATCACCTTGCTAAGAACAGAGCTGTTCGTAGGTCTAGTAGCGATGACATTGGACAAGGTAATCTTAGTTTTGGTCTGATCTGTTGAGCAACGAACCATCTCAGTGACACGAGCTCTAATCAGAAGACCTCCAGCGAAGTGTTCGTCAGTTAAGAAGATAATATCGCCAATACGGATATCATTACGTTGTAGAACTACAGCCGAGTTTAACTCAATCTCCCATGTTGTAACGGGGTACATGTAGGTCTTCAACATCTTAACCGCATAAGCCCAGGCTTGTTTATAATCCGTGAATTCAGTCTTTACATCACGTACAATCCAGTTATCACAGTTCTCACGTTTATTGAGCGATGGATATAACTTAGCTGAGAGTGGGGCATAGATTGTTGTAGCATTACGAGTACAGTAGATCTCATTATGAATACCATCAGCCGCCTTAACTTCTCTAGCTTTGGGTTGTTTGATATAGTTACCGTCTTTATCACGAATACGGATAGCGGAGAAGAGGTTGGTTTTGTCTTCTTTCTTCACTACCGATATAATATCCCGACCCATCTCAAGGCGGATATCGGTACGCACCCGACCAAGACCATCTTCACGATCATCCGAGAGAGCACGGGATTTATAGACATTTAGCTCATACTTATCGATTTGGCCACCTTGATTAAGATAGGTACGAATATCCATCTCACAATCAAAGGCTTCGACAAGCTTGATAATGCGGGCTAGACAAGTGTCGTCATCAGACTCAAACTTAAGAGTAAGCTTGGTGTCACGAACGTCGCAACGCCCAAGGTCAATCTTAGTAAATCTGAACAGGCCCATAATATCGGCATACTCTAAAAACGTATGGGGTTCTTTTGCTTCGTATGCTCGAACCTTCTCATTAAGAAGTTCAAGGTTTGCTGAGTTACATTCGAATTCAATAGTAGTATTGGTCTCTTTACGGTTTATGACACTGAAGACATAATCTCGACCATCGTCTTGGAATGAGATATAGCAATCAGAGGTCATTTGCTCAACTCTAGGGTTAAGCTTTCCGTTTAGATACTTATCAACCTTAAAGTTAAAGGTAGATGAGCCTTTACCACAGTACTCATGGAACTCCTCGTCGTAATACTTAAGGGAACCAGGGACATCATTGTTTATATGATCGATGATGTTCATAGCATTGTCATGAACAGTCAACTGCCATGCAGGTTTTGCAATCATTTTGAAGTTTTGGCCCTCCTTTCTTACAACCAAGCTTCATCCCATTCTATAGTAACATCAGGTGCTTGTTCACAGAAGTCAGATGAATGAACTTCTAGTTTAGACTCACCTGGAGGGATTGAGAAGTAGCGCGAACCGTTAATAAGGTCGCCAGCAGCAGATACCCCAACTTTAGATGATGATGGATTAGCTACAAACGACACCTTACCTTGTTCCATGTCTACTACAACCTCACTACCCTTAGCATATTTGTTAGGGACTAGGTCATAGCGTTCGGCATTATTCTTAACGAAGCGAATAGCTTGGATACATAGCGTGTCTAGTGACCCTACGCCATCTCTTTCACCTTTATAACGCCCAGCCATAACCCAAATCTTAGTACAAGTTAGGTATTCTTTAGATGGGTCGTTGAGTGTCTTAGGGATACCGTTATAAGAGAAAGTCAACTTAGGGCCTTCTTTGATAATATAAGCATCGCCAGTACGACTGTTAAAAGCTACGTTTGGTCGAGGTTGTCCAGGCTCGTTGTTGTTTGCGCCGAAGCTATTCATCTCACGCTGATAAGTAGCACCAGAGTGGATATCACCCAATGAGAATGACTGCCATGTAATTTCACCTGAGGTATCCGGCTTCTCAATAGTATAAGCACAAATAACACGGTTGTCATCGGTCATAAACATAAGCGATAGCGCTCCTGATTGACCAAAGGCAGATTCCCAGACTTTCATGTTGAAATCACAACGCCAGTCTTTAGAGCCTTTAACACCAGTCTTGTCGTTAGGGAGGATGTATTCGTAAATACCACAGCCCCAATCGCGACCGACACCCTTACTACCCTGACCATTCCAATGGAGACCAGGAGCAGGATATGATTGTCCACCAAGACCTTTCTCACGCCAACCAAGTTTAAGTCCACCGATTTCAGCATGACTAGCAAAAGGTAGAGGCGAAATGTTCTGGTAGCGGCTTGAGACTTCTGTAAACTTAGCCCATTCCACTTTATCTTCGGGTTTAATATCAATTAAAGTATGTGATTGGTTGAACTGACCTGAGGCAACCCGAGTACCTACGACATCAGCTAGACTTGTACCGATTTCCATAATACCATTCTGGTTTACAAGTCCGATCCAACCATTGTCTGAATTGTTATGAACCCTAATCTTAGGGTACGCCGGAGCAGACCCTGTATTGTTTAGAGTTATTTTGACAGTTTTCCCTTCTTTAGTGAGAGACCCAATGTCGGAGGTAGTGGTGGACGAGTTGAGTACCTTGGTAACTTCTGAGTGAAGCAGTCCATCGGGTACGTCAAACGCTATTGAGACAGTAACCTTACCGGCCTTGATATCTTCTGAGAATTTAGTAACCCCCGTGGCCACGGCCATATAGTATTTACCATCTTGGTCATCGAACTGCAATTTCTTAGGCCCATTTGGACAGTCTAACGCTCTGGCTAGCTTAGTTCTAAGGGCTAGGAAATCAACAGGACCTCCGCGTAATGTAGCTTCCACATTGATAGGATATGTAGCTCTATGGGCCGATACCCAGGTCTTACCAAAACGACCGACGCCGGCGGAATACGAATGCTCCAAACCGGCACCAGCGTTACGTTCTACCTTAGTTACAGCATCAAAGAGTTTACCGATATCAACTGCTTCAGCACCCTCACCAAAGATTATGGAGAAATAGTTCTCATCTCTCATATTGTTGGTAATACTCCATCTAACATGTTTAGTCGATCGTTATAGGAACGTTGTGCATCAGCCATACCTGGAGCAAGAGCCCGATTAACGAGGTCTTTATCCATAAATACAGGACTGACACGGTCTTGAGCAAGAAGCTCATTGCCAACAGTTCCAACTTCTGCAAGAGTCTCAAGCTTACGATCAAGAGCATTAAGACCTTTAACTACTTCATCAATAGAATATTTATTGCTTGCTTGCGCCCTTGTAGCAGGGTTAAGCGCAGAGTAATTGACTCCGCTAGTAAGGTTAAGTGAGCCAGCACCACTCCAGTTATATCCATCGAGATTCGTTGTATCGAGGACGGGAGTAATGGTCGGGTTCATATCCATATTCTCATCCAGATATCCAGTCATAGTCTCCATAGAAGACTGAACGAATTCGTTGACCTTATCCATGTTTGAGGAAATAGCTTCCATAGATTTAGTAGAACCTAAACCTCCAGCAAATTCCTTAACAATGGCAAGACCTGAACGGAATACGCCACGCCATCCGTCACCAGAGAAGACCCCCTCCTTGGCTGGGGATTGTGGTTGATGATGTTTAACCTTGGAGTTGACCTTAGCCATAGCCTCATCAACTGCCTTAAGAGCTGCTTGAGAAGCAAGACCTCCAGCAAATGCCTTAGTAATAGCCTCACCAGAGTTAGCTGCAGTACCGGTACCTTTAAGACCGCTTTGTGCAGACTTATTGACTTCTCCTGCCGCCTTAGATGCTTTTCCTTTATTCTCATCAGACTTAAGATTATTGGCGTAGGACGTAACTGACTTATCGGCAGAGTCTTTACCATCAAACTTCATAGCCTTTTGAGCGGTATCAGCAACAGACTTGGCAGATGACTCGGCAGTAGTCTTACCGTTACCGATTGTATTACTATAGTTAGTCATACCAGTACCAGCAAGATTAATACCAGGTGCAAAGTTACCCAAAGTGGTGTTCAGGTTTTGTTGCGTTGTGGTTGCTTTTGCATTTACATCACCAGACATCTTGTCCATAGATGCGCCAACCTTAGTGTTAGCGTCATCTACAGCAGCGGCTGCTTTGTCACCCATACCCGCAACAGGCTTCATGTATTCATCCATGTTCTCTTGAGAGATACCGGCAAAGTCACCAGATGCTAGCTTATCCAACATTTCTTGATTAATTTCACCAGTCTTAACACCAGCCAAAGCTTTAGTAACATCTAGTTGGCCGCCCATATGCTCATTAAGTTTGGTGAATGCTGAGCTAATAAGACCAGTATCGAAGCCTTGACCGTCACCAGAAAGACCTTCTTCAACAGCCTTCTTAACTTCACCACCGCTTTCCTTAGCTTTCTCTTTAGCCGTAAGAACGCCATTAGCATAATCAAACCCTGCTGCTTCAGCGATGTATTTGATTTGGTTCTCAGACATGCCCAGCTCAGCCATCTTAGACAATAGTTTACCTGCTTCTTGTGCAGAAATTGAACCATTTTGAAGTCCTTTGATAAATTCTTCTGGGCCTTGAATGCCAAGTTGTGAACAGTAAATACGGAACGTATCTAGACCGTCTTTACCAGCCGCGGCGAATCTACGAGCAGCCTCAGCCTCTTCTGGGCCAAGCGCATCCATAGTTTCAATGGCTTTCTTGATACCATCTTCGGTTGCGATTGACGGATAGTCTTTGAGTTCATCCAAAGCTTTACGACCGGACTCAGCCATAGCCTTAAACGCTTCATCGACCTTAGGCGTCATCTCTTTGACCTTATCGCCAATGAATGGAATGTTCTCCATAGACTTCAGCATCAATACAGTCATGATACGGAGACCTTCTAAGATAACCTCAGTGAGTGCCTCGACCATCTCCAGACCAGCCATAACAAGAACATTCTTATTATTTCTAATCCATTGAGCAACTTGTAAGAGCCCTTGTAGAAATGCATCACAGAATTTAGTGAACCAACCAGGCATAGCCTCTGTTAATTTAATAACGGCTTCACCAGCAATTGTTACAAGTACTTCTGCAATCTGGGCAGACATGGTAAGAATACCTTCAAGGAATCCGGTCATCAGGCGAATACCAACTTGGATAATACGTCCAATATTACCTTCAACTCCTTCAATAAACCCGACTACAATACCGGTCACAACACCAGCCGCAACACGCCCCATATCATCTGCACCTTTGGCCGCTTCTTTGAAGAACTTAGCGACGTTTTCGCCACCTTCGGCACCAAGCTTAGATGTAGTGGTTATCATATCATTCATAGCTTGAATGAATCCAGTAGCGGCGTTTAGGAATCCAGCTAGCGCATCTGCGGCAACTTTAACACCGAGACCAAGAAGCAAGAAACTTCCGGCCAATACCGCCACACCAGCCATACCCATTGTAGATTGACCAAGTATACCGCCGATAACAGCAAGTCCTCCCACAATAGCGGCTAATACACCAACTTTAGTCCAGATATCATCAACTGGGATTTGGGTTAGCATTTGCATACCAAGCGCTGCGACAACCAATGCACCGACCGCCACTCCCATAGCAATAAGTCCTTGGGTTTTAATCCGCTCACTAAGTTTAGCTAGACCAATAAAACCAAGCATAACCACGCCTAAGGCGACGACAGCGGTAGCAACATGAGCGAGGTCGGTATTCATCTGACTCAGGATAAATAGACCTGATGCCGCTACTACAACCTCGGCCGCAATAACACCGAGACGCTTAATGCCGTGGGACATACCATCTCCAGCTACAGCACCATCTCCGAGCTTAGCCGCAAGAAGTGAGAATAGCCCCACAACGATAGTAATACCGCTCAAAGCGTTCGTGAACGTATCAGGATTAGGCATCTTACCTAATTCTCCTGCAAGTTCTGACATCATTTTGAACAAAAGTATCATCCCGCCAAACATCACAAGAGCGTTCTTAGCGAACGACTGCTTGGAGTTATCCAATTGTCCAAATGCAAATGTCATTGCCGCCATAACGCCGAGCATGGCCAGTACAGCAGCACCGCCCTTAAGTAAGACGTCAGTTTTCATCTCACCTAAGGTCTGTATTGTAGCAGACATCTTCTTAATAGCAGACGCCATAGCACTAAAGGCGAATACTGAGGCAAACTTAGTTCCTTGCATCTTAGATGTTGCTAACACAACAGCCGTGATACCAAGAACAATAGCAGCCATACCAGAAATACCCTTGAGTAATGTCGGAATATCCATAGAGCCAAGCGCGGCAATAGACGGAATAATATTCCGAATCGCATATGCCATACCGACAAAGGTTAGGAACGTTACAGCAATCTTCTGAGTACCACGAACTGTATTACCTTGGAGTTTGTTCATGATAGCCATTGATGTAAAGATTGCGCCAAGTAGGAGACTTACACCAACAATACCCTGAAGACCTTTCTTCCAGTCCATGTTACCCAATAGAGCAACAGAGGCTGTAAGTAAGAGAATAGAACCAGCAATACCCAGCATACCGAGCATGGCTTGTTGCATATTACGCACTCTAGCAGGGTTGAATTTCTTGGTTGTCCTAGATAGTGTGAGATAGAATACCTCGAACACTAGTAGTACTCCAGCCAAGCCACCGAGGCCAACCATGAGCTTGTCAGCAGGAATAGTTGAAAGGAGCCATAATGACGCCACCAATACACCGATAGCAATAGCCATAGCCTTGATGTTTTGGAGACGTGCTTTTGCTCTAAAGAATGAACCAATCCAACCGAACATAGTGGTAAGTGAGCCGACTACGGTCTTAGGCCCGTGTGTTAAACTTTTGAAGAAATCGCCAAACATGTCTTTCATGGTAAGGATGCGTTTACGAGTATTCCAAAGAACTGCGATAGCCGCTGCTAGAGTTAAGATACGGCCGATAGACTCAGAGTTCTCTTTGGTAAATGGCTTAAGTGCTTCGCTAAACATGTTAGCCATAAGCTTCGCCATGTCACCAATTGTAGAAAAAATGCCCTGAGTCTTATTATGGATATGGTCAACATCATCACTAAGTTCGTTAATACCGGACTTAGCTTTCTTCATGTCTCTTTGACCGAAGTCCAGAGGCGACTTATCATCGGCATGAGCGGTTGTTACACCAAATAACTTAGTAAACGCATCCCATACATCTTTAACAGACTCGATAACCTTACCAAAGGTCTTGCTGATACCGTCTCCGATTTGCTTAACAGAGTCACCGAAGTTCTTGAATGAGAAATCGACATCTTTGAAATTAGATGAGAAATCACTAGCGAACTTCTTAACATTGTTCCAAATATCAATCAGGAACTTCTGAACATCTTCTGGTAGAGAGCCAAAGAACTGTTTAAACCATGGGCCAAAGGTAGACTTGAACCAATCGATAATTCCAGAGAATGTATTCTTGAAACCATCAAATATCTTAGTCATAGTTGGGCCGTGGACTGTTTCACCAAGACCCTTCCAGAAGGAACTGAACCAACCGCCAAAGGTCTTAAGAGTTGTTTTATAATTAGTGAAATCAACTTTAGACTTGCCTAATTCAGTCTTGATATTATTGGTCATCTCACCGATAAGATTTTTACCATTAGTCAGACCTTCAATAGCGAGTTTAACCACACCAAGTTCGCCAGCCCATTTACGGAAACCGTCGATAGACTTAACGATACCTGGGATAAATCCATCAGCAAAGTTTGCGCTCAGAGTTTGTTGGATTTGTTTAAATCCATCTGCCAAATCTGAGAACTTGAAATTACCGATACTGAAACCAGCCAACTTATTACTCAACCATTCAAATGCTTGCCCTACTGCATCGACAATAGGTTTAAGGAATGAGAATGAGAATTGGACTTTATCCAGTTTATCGGCGTATTCTCCGAGTGAAGGCCATGTCTTACGAACGACATTACCCAATGATTGGAAGGAGAATGTAGAGTTTTCCAACCATTTTGACAATCCGGCACTTCCTTTAGAGATAGACTCGAAAGGATTAGAAGCAAAGCTAGCAAGACCGGATTTAATCTTACTAGTATCAGGCATATCGAACTTGAGTCCTTTAAACATGCCTGTAATGTTGCTAGGGATTAGAGAGCCCCAGTTAAGGTTCTTGTTAAAGTCTTTCCAGCTACGGATTTGTCCATTAATGACACCATCCATATTCGCGTTGAACTGCGCCCAGAAAGTCTTGTAGTTGGTTTTCATGGTTCCGGAGAATGTATTCCAGTCACTACTCATCTTATTCAGATTTTGACGTAGTTTATTCCCGAACTGTCCAGCAGAGCTACTCATATTATGGGTCGCTTTGTTGAAATCAGAAAAACCAATAACGAAATCGCCAAGCATCTTACCGAATACCGGGAAGCGTTTCATTGCGGTACCTACACCGAACGCCCAGTCATTAAACCCCTTATAGTTCTTATCAAGCGTATTATTAAGAATCTTAAATGGACTCATGAAATGAGCGAAGAATGTTCCAATATTCTCCCTGGCCTCACGAACACCTGGTATTAATAGTAAAACGGTTTCCCCAAACTTCTTAAGGAAATCGATTACTTTACCGATACCGTTTGGAATGGAGTCGAATACGCCCATCCAAACTTGAGCGAACTTGCCAAGATATTCATTGACCTTGGCCCAGAAACTATGTACAGCATTGGCGACAGTATCGAATACTTTACCAGCTTTCTCAAAGTTGATAAATTTACTGATAACTGTTTCAATAGTCCGAATAACCGAGCTTACCACACTAGATAGCATACCCAAGAACAATACGAAGTTCTTGAACATATGGTCTGGAATAAGGAGTTCGATAATCTTAAGTTTGGCACCTAACTCAGCAAGAATCCATTTGATTACGCCGAATACTGTCTGGAAGATTTGTTTGAATGCTTCAGACTCAGCAGTTCCAATCTTAAGTTTTTCAGTTAAACCTTGGATTAACCCAATAAGTTTCTGACCAAAAGAAATCGTATGGTTATCGCCAAATACTGTACGGAAAGCTTCTCCGATAGGTTTAATGATCAAGCTAAGAGAATTAAACGCAGTCTCCATGAGTTGGATAACCTTCTGACGACCGCCAAGGTCTACGAAAGATTTAGCGAATTCTACAGCTTGATTACCTGCCTTAGATAAGGCATTAGCTGCCAAATTGCCCCACTTAGTCCAGAAAGCAGTTACTTCTTCACTACCGGCTTGACCAATAAGTGTTTCCCAGAAACGAGCCCAAACACTTGTTACTTGGTCTGCGACAGCCTCAGATACTTCTCCAAGAGTATGGAACTCTTCCGCCATCTTAGATAAAGTCTCATCATTTGCCAAAGTCTCTAATGACTTGATAAGGACTTCATTAGTCAACCATCCTTGTTGAAGTGAGTTACGAAAACCTTCAGACATATCCACATCTTGCCCCAATGCCTGAGCAGTTTCTAGCAAGATATCTTTAAATCTTTGAGTTGCCATACCAGCATTTTCAACAGATACCCAGTTCTGAGTATTCATCTTACCCATTTGCAGGGCTTGTTGCACACCAAACTGTAATGACCGATTAAATCCGTCGGTTGAAGCCCCAGCAGAAGCCGCCAAGTTACCCCAACCTTTCAAGGCCGTTGTTGACTCTTTAAGCCCCACACCGGCATTTACAAACTGAGCAAGAGACCCATGCATCTGCTTAACGGAGTATTTGGTTGTTTCGGCGTAATGTTGTAGGTCGTCGAGAGAGTCTGTAATATTACCCATCTCAGAACGACCCAATGCCGCAACCAGCATATTTACTGAGTTAATCTTATCTTCAAACTGTCCAAACCCTTGTTTTACTGGCGCAATAGCATTCATAACACTACGGCCAAGGTTTGTAGCGATAGATAAGCCAGCTTGAACTGCAGATGCTGCGATATTACCCAATGCCACCGTAGCGATAGATTGTAAGAAACTAAATCCTTGTCCGGACTGTTCTACACGGTCACCCATCTCCTCAATCGCCTGGGCAGCTTGTTGGGTTCCGCTAGATACAGGAGAAATAAACCCCAATACGCTAGACGCAAAGGTTCCGAATCCGCCCGTAGTCCTGGTTAGAGAACCTGCTACTTTATCAAACGCTCCAATAAACACATCGCCAATTTTAGGCGCCTTGTCCATAAGCTCAATTAGAGATTTGGAGAGGTTCTTGGCAGATTTCTCGATATTGGTAAAAGTAGATTTACCATCGGATTTACTTAGGCCTTTATCTAGAGCTTCAAGAGAACTCAAAGACTCCTTCAGACCTTTCTTGAACTGTTCGTTATCAATACCAAGTTTGATAAGACGTTCTTCAATTACTTGTCTACTCAACTATTTTTTCCACCTCCCTCATAACCTCTTTCGCTATATCATCCACGATTGGCCCTACAAAATTGTTTGCCGGGACATAACCACCAGTACCAGTACCATGCCCATTAACAATTAAGACGACCAATGGTGTTCCATCTGATACTTTCTTTGAATTAGAATAGTATAAATTTAAACCATTTTGACTTTTTTCGACTTCCATGTCCCATGACGAAGCGGTGCTTCCCGAACGCTTAGGTGTAGCAGAGATCAGCCGACTAAGACCTCTAGAACCAATACTGTTTAGACTTGCTTGTGTTTTATGCATAGACTCCACATTGGACAAGGAAGATTTAAGGTTAGATTTTCGGCGGACGGAAGTTACCTTGATTCGCATTTAATCTAGCCTCCTTCATTTGTTGTAGTTTGACTAGACGTTCTTGGTTGATACGGTCGTATTCAGCCAAGGTCTGCGCCTCTGTTTGTTTCTTCTTAGGTGCGTTGAGCTCGCCTATTACATTAAGAAGAGTCAATAGCCTATGTAAGTTCCAGGTCTCACATTCAAACGGGATACGAGCGTTAGCCATATAAGCATAGATTACTTCCGAGGTCATAATCATACCTTGTTTATTACCCTGGTCGTTCTGCTTAATAGTCGTTGCTGTGGGATTGTCATTCAGATACATGGATAGTTGTATTACAACATCTTCGGTTAAGTCTGAATAATCGATATCGTCTTCACACATTAGAATAAAGTAGTCATAAAGCTCTCCAGTGGTCTTTTCTTCTCGAGTTAGAAAAGGCTTGCGATAGATTGACTCCCATTCAGTTAGCGTTTTAAGACTGTGTTCGAAATGTAATGTTTTCCCCGGCTTAATAAAGAACTGATTTGTCTCTTCGTTAAAGAACTCCCGATCAGGAGTATCTATAATCAACATAAATATGCCTCCATCGAGATAAAAACAAAAGAGAGGCGTAATTTTTTACGCCAAACCTTTATTTCTTCTTGAGCTTAGAAACTTTCTCAGGAACAGTTCCTTTATTTGGGTCGCCAACTAAAGCACCAAAGAATTTCTGAGTTTCTTTTCCGCCTTCAGCTACGTCTACCATCATGCTAACCATAAGCTCTGAATATGCTTCAGAGTTTACAAAGTCTTCCTGAAGCTTCTTGTCTTTACGGAATGTACGTCCGTCATCTGATTGGCGTTCACCATATGCTAATTTAAGGACTGACTCAATAAAGTCGAAGATTTCATCCACGTCTTCACGAGCCGTCATCTCTTTAACATACTCATCCCAATCTTTTTTAGCACGTCCCATAATACGCAAGATTTCATCTTTACGCAAGTGGAACCAAAGTTCTTCTGTTGTATCTTTGCCATCAAGCAAGTTTGCATAAGTTACTGTTCTTGAAATCATTATCTATACTCCTTTTGAATTCATTTTGAAATTTTCAGTACCGACATGACCTTAGTCGTCCAACCCCTATCCCGTACTGATTAATTAGCTACTTACCCTGCAGTAAGACCCAGGATTGTGAATACTTCTTCTGGTTTTGGAAGAGTAGCTTCGCCGCTTTCGTCACCATAAAGTTTCTTCTCAAGATCTGCAAGTTTAGTCTTGTCAACAAGTGTGCTGTTGATTTCGATATGGGCAGTTGGTTTCATACCGGCTACAGTAGTTGGTACTGTGTCGAAGTCCCATGAGAATTCCAGCGCATCTGGTGATTCATTGATTGTTTGGTATTCCTTACTTGATACACCAGCAGATGCAGAGTAAACCAAGTGAAGGATATAACCATGGTCAAGACCTTCAGTATCGTTACCGATACGAGTACGGTAAGAAAGACCGAAGTCTGAACGAGCTTGTCCTGATACAGTTACACCAGCAAGAGCTTTAGGTGTTCCGCCAGTAGACATAGGCGCACGTTTACCTTGACATGCATTCCACTCTTGCGGATAAGTGTAAGCAGAGATTTGACCTTTGAAACGTTCTTCTGAACGCAGGTTGAGGTACTTCTTGTTGTTAGCATATTTCGCAGTAGACTCAGCGCCTTCTGGTGATTCTGATACTTTAGTCAGACCATTCCACGCAACACCTTTGTCATAAGTACCGTCGGATTTTTTCAGATAGAGGACACCTTGATCCACACCATTTTCAAATAAGCGTTTAGTATCCTCATCCCATTTAAGCATTACCATCTAGTAATTTCCTCCAATAAAATTAAGCTTCTGAGAATTCGCCAAACGCATTAATACGTTCACCGTTCTCAACATTACCACATGCAACATAGCGACGTTCGCCGCTTTCTGCACCAACATATGATAGCCAACGGTATCCGTCAGCGTCCATCCAAGAGTCATATACAAATGACATCTCAGGCGTATACAAAGCTACAATATCGCCTGTAAGGCTTGGAGTTTTGCGTACATTCAGACCTGCAACCTTAACCGTAAACTTACCAACTTCGTCGTGATTAACAACTTCGTCAGCAGGTGTGATTGGTTGAGGTGCGATAACAGGTTCTGGCTGAGGTGTATCTGAATATGGTGGATAGAACCATCCAACGATACCAGTGAAGTCACGAGTGTTGTAACGAGCAGGAGCACCTACATAGAGGGCGTCCCAGTTACCATCAATGTTTTGTTCAATAGTAGACATAGTATAGCCGTCAGAGTCTTCGATAACGAGACCTGTATGTCCATAACCATGTTCCGCTACCGCCATAACAAAGATAGCACCACGACGAGGATTAACCCCGACTGCATCATAAACAACTTCGTAACCTAGGCTAGCCGCAGAGTCGAGCAAATCGATAGCATTACCCCAAAGAATTTTACCGAAGTAAATTTGGGAGATACTGTTTGGTAGGTCTACACATTGTGTACCCCATGAACCATCAGCATCGGTACCAATACCTTGATCTGCTAAACCGCGAGCATATTGAATTACTTCATCAACTGTTGCCAAATTATATCTTCCTTTCTATTCGTAGATCACAAATACCTTGTGATAGAGACCGTTTACTTTATACTCAGTTCTGAAATCCGAATACATGAAAGCGTTAGGGATTTTGATAAAGACGTCGTCAGCTTCGCTTTTAGAAATATAGACGAGTTTATAATTAACCCGTGTGATATAGTTCTTATTGTTAGCTTTCTGAGTATCAATATCTTCCCGTGTTACAATACATGCCGGGTATTTCAACTGAATATTTTCTGGTGGTGTAAAGTAAACATTAGGACAAATCTCATCTTTTATCTTAAGAAGTACTTGTTCTCTTGTTTTCATTCTTTCACCTTAACCAATTCTTCATAGAAAGACTTAAAGTCCTTAAACTCAGTACCCGTCCAAACTTGAATATCGCCATCTTTAAAAACTAGCGCATATTTACTCAGAGAGTTTTCTAACCCTTCTTGGTAATCCTGCAGTCCAATCTTAGATAATGCTTCAAGTTTTAATTCATTTTGACTTTTTTGAGTAGCAGACGTAACAACCTCGGCTAAACGATCTCTGAGTTCAGAAATCTCCATGTCCTCAATAGTCAAAACCACACGAGGCGGGTATGGACGAATGCTTCCGACTTTGTAATAGGAGCCCATATACAAGATATGAGAAATCCTATTCACACGGTCGGTTGAGTCATTCATCAACGAAACGTCAAACTTCAATTCAGCCTTAGTGTTTTGGTTTATTGAGCTTCGGTCTTCTACGTTAAAAGATTTAGAAGAAATCTTAGCGGTTATAAGGGGTGAAACAGTATACTTATACTCATGCACCCCTACGCTAATTTCTTCAGGCTCTTTAGAACGGAAGATAAGTCGAATTCCAGCTTTTGTCATTGTATTACCTTCCTATCTACCAGCCGTGCTTATTCAGCTTTCTTTGGTTTCTTTGGTTTTGGAGCTGTTTCGACTGTTCCGAGTTTCTTCTCATCTTCAGTCATATCAGCATTGTTTACAGCTGCATCATAATCTACAGCCTTGGCACCAATACCTTTCACTTCAGTTGGGTCAGTTTGAACAGTCCAAGTTGGTTTAGTCTTAAGACCAGTAGAATCAAAGTTCACAGCAGTTTCCTCAGTTGCTTCTGGATCAGTTACCTTAACAACGATAAATGATTTAGGAGTAACGATAGCGCCAGACAGACGAGCATGCATCAAATATTTATGTTGCATGAAGTCGATATCGAAGCTGTCGAATGTAGCGATTTGTCCATTTGGAGACATACCGAATTGATAGTCAGCCAAGTTACCGATTACGAATGTTCCTTGAGGAAGCGCACGGTATTCAACAACTTCTTCACACATGAAGTAAGCTGCAATGTTAGCATTACCTGGTACTTGGTTATTATCCATTGATGGAGCATACAAGTAACGACCATTACCATCTTTCAAGGTCTTCAACTTAGCCAAGTCAAATGGGTTGATATAAAGTGATGGTTTGCCAGAACCTTGGTATGCAGGGAATGCTTTCTTGATAACATCATCAACTGCAGTCTTGAATGTAGCAGATGTGATATTGATTGTAAACAATGGGTGATCCTTAAGGATTGGGCGAATATGGAGTTCGCTAATCTTTTCAGGGTTACGTTTACCAGTAGAAAGAGTCAAGTCACGGCCGTCTGAAAGGAAAGCAGCTTTAACAATTTCTTCTTTGAATTTAGCAGTTTGAACTTGTTGGATAAAGTTTACAGCTGCAAATCCACCATCTTGCAAGTCAATCAAGTCATCATGGTCGATTGTTTCGCGACGGTGAATAGAACCCGGAGTAGTTTCACGGAAGTAAACTTCTTCGATAGAGTCCAGAGTTTGGTTACCTTTGATATAACCACGAGCACGAGCTTCGTCTTCAGTCAAGTTAGCGAACAAGTTCTTAACACGCGGAAGTGGAGATTTACCGAATTGACCCATGATCTTATCGATATTCAAACCGCTTGGGTTATAAACGTTCAGTCCACCATTAGTAGCTGGTTGTGGGAACAGAGTTTCCATACCAACCAAACCGTGTTGGATAGAATCTTCACCCAATACACCGTTAGCACGCAACACGCCTGCAAGTGTAGAAGCGTTGCCAGAAATAGCACTATGTAATAGAGTGTCAAGTTCCTTGTGGTCTACAGCTGCAGCACCTTGGAATTGGTTATGTTTCAAAATATCTTCTCCTTCAAAAATTGAATGTGACACGGACTCTCCTGCATCTGCAGAATCATCACCTTCGGAATAACCGTCTTCAGACTCAAATCCATCTTCTTCGGAATCATAATCTGAATCGTCTTCTTCTTCATCGTAATCAGCGTCTTCATCAAGACCGCGGATTTCTAATTCATTTTGAGCTTCTTCGTCCTCAGCATCGATAGCTTCGGCAATGTCTTCTACAACACCGTTGACCAATGTTGCTAGTTCTTCGTCAGTAAGCCCTTCTAAAAGTTCTTCGTATGAACGAGACATCTGTCCCTCCTTTTCTTCGTTGGCCTCTTCATCAGAATCATCTGAGTGAAGAAGAACCTGTGTAATCCCGGTGTAGATAACGCCGCGATCGCTTTCATACTCTTCAGTCCCGTAAGCGCTATGGAGCATAACATGTTCAATAACAGCACCAGGGTTTGCGCCCTTAAGAACTAGACTTACTTCATAGATTTCTCCATGGATTACGTCATTACCGTTCTTACGGATACCACGAGCGCCAATAGACATAGCATTTAAATCGCCATGTTTGAGAAGCGTACGAGTATCTTGGGCATGGTCTGTATCATTAAGATACCCATATCCATAGACACCCTCATCGCGGTGCTGAAGAATCATATACCCCAATACATTTGAGGGACTGGAGTAATCGTGTTGCCATACGATAGGCACTTGAGCACCATTACTTTGTCGGAAAGCATCGTGACGAATTGTCACACCATCCGAACAACGAATGTCGTTCTTAGTTACCCATCCGGCGAA